TGAGTCCGTTTCCAAGTCTGATTCCGACGGAACATTGTTCGATAAGTCATCTTCTCGGAAAGGAACTGAGTCCGTTTCCAGGTCTGATTCCGACGGAACATTGTTCGATAAATCATCTTCTCGGAAGGGAATTGAGTCCGTTTCCAGGTCTGATTCTGATGGAACATTGTTCGATAAGCCGTCTTGTCGGAAGGGAATTGAGTCCGTTTCCAAGTCTGATTCCGACGGAACATTGTTCGATAAATCATCTTCTCGGAAGGGAATTGAGTCCGTTTCCAGGTCTGATTCTGATGGAACATTGTTCGATAAGCCGTCTTGTCGGAAAGGAATTGAGTCCGTTTCCAAGTCTGATTCTGACGGAACATTGTTCGATAAGCCGTCTTGTCGGAAGGGAATTGAGTCCATTTCCAAGTCTGATTCTGACGGAACATTCTTAGCGAGTTGGTCATCTCGAAGTGATGCTGTGTCTGCTTCAAGGTCTGATTCTGACGGAACATTGTTTGATAAGCCGTCTTCTCGGAAGGGAGCTGAGTCCGTTTCCAAGTCTGATTCTGACGGAACATTGTTTGATAAGCCGTCTTCTCGGAAGGGAACTGAGTCCGTTTCCAAGTCTGATTCTGACGGAACATTCTTAGCGAGTTGGTCATCTCGAAGCGATGCTGTGTCTGCTTCAAGGTCTGATTCTGACGGAACATTCTTAGCGAGTTGGTCATCTCGAAGCGATGCTGTGTCTGCTTCAAGGTCTGATTCTGACGGAACATTGTTCGATAAGCCGTCTTCTCGGAAGGGAACTGAGTCCGTTTCTAGGTCTGATTCTGACGAAACATTTTTTGATAGCTGTCCATCTCTAAAGTCTTGAGTATCCTCGATTACATCTGATGTGTTCGACACATTCTTAGCAAGTTGGTCATCTCGAAGCGATGCTGTGTCTGCTTCTAAGTCTGATTCCAACGGAACATTTTTAGACAGCATTTGCTCTCTAAAGTCTTTTGATTTTTTTAAATGAGGTTCTGTGCTAATTGTTTCATTTTTAGCGAGTTGTTCAAGTCGATATTTTTTAGATATCTCTAAAACAGAGGTCTCGCTAATAATGTTCCTTGTAAGCTGAGCTGCTCGATATGTTTCAGACAACTCTTTAATATCGGAGATAGCTGGAACAATTTTAGCTAAAGCTGCTTGACGATAAACCTCAGTATCTTCAATGATATCTGTGTTTTTTGGTACGTTTTTAGAAAGAAGATTTTCTCTCGCCTCTGGATACAAAACGTCATATACAGACGTTGGTATCTGCACATTTCTTGACTGCATATCCTCGCGAACATCGTCTGAAAACTCACCATAGTACTTAGTGAATTTCTCGAATAATCTTTCCTTATCGTCGTTTGGGTCCCAAAGTGTGTTGTACATGCCTTGCTAATATCTTTCCCATAAATAACTGGGAGAAAAAATCATCGACCACTTTGAGTAGCAGTGTCTTTAAGGATTTTGTGTTTAATTTCTCTACCATTTTCTCCAATGAGTTTAATTTCGATTTTTCTAACATCTCCACTAGCTCCTCCAGAGCCTCCAGACACAGCACTACTAAGTGCTGCAGCTAAAGCGTTTAAAGAGTTTGCGCTAGACGATGTCGACATTGCATCTGCTATTTTCTGCATTTCCTCAAGCTTCTTTGTGTCAATTTGGCCCAAAGTGGCTTTTAATTCCTTCATAGAATCTGCAAACTTACTCATTGCTTCGGCTGCTCTTTCTAGATTTGTAGCCAACGGGTCCAGCGCATGGCCCATCATTAATATACTACCTGCCATTGCCATCATACCTAATAACACTAATGGGTTAGCAAAAACTAAAGAAGCAAGACCAAACGCAGCTATTCCTGGGGCTGCACTCAATAATGCACCGCCCATTGCTGAGATGCCATCCCAATTTACATTTGCTAATCGCTCAAATGCTACCGCAGCTATCATTAAAGACACAGCCATAAGAACCATCATTCCGCCAATAGCGAGAATCACCCCTATCCCTATTGCTAAAAGGATTGCTTGAGGACCTGCTAATAGAGCTCCTATGGCAAATACCATCCCTATTGATGCAGCCATAAAAACAAGAGATGCTATCACAGCGGGCCATTTCACATCACTCATCATTTGTAGAGCAAATGCAAACGGTACCATAGCTGCGCCGATTATAAACATCGCCAAAGAACCTTTACCAACTCCTTTCATGTCAGTCTTTGCACCAATTGCAGCCATCGCAGCTACACCTCCCGCCAGTATCAAAAGAGATACAGCAGATGTAGCCATTTGGTCTGCAGATGCCTCCCCGCCCCATTGAGCCATTGCTGCTGAAAAACCAACAACAGCGCCGCCAATTAAGACTACAGCAAGAGCAAACCTCGCTACGCCTGGTATACTAATTTTAACTTTTGAAAGTGCGCCAAGACTTTTAGCTAGCGCTGTTATACCTGAGCCAGCGCTTTTTGACATCTTGCCAGCAAACGCAATACTTATACCTCTTCCTATGATTAAGCCAATCAACGGCACTGCTACCACAAGAGCTGCTGTAATTGACTTTGTAAAAGTGCCACCTAAAGAGCTAAACCAGCTAATAGCTTGAGTCATCCATTCCAGCATTGGTTGAAACACGGTTATAGTGTTTGTCAGGCTTGCAATAAAAGCGTCCATTGACTGTCTGAAAGACATATTAGAAGCTGCTTGGGCGTCAATGTTTTTTTGGTCTTCTTTCTTTTGCTGGAAAGCCGCTGCTAAATTTGTAGAGTTTACATTAGCTAAGCTATTGATATCGTTCTTATCCAAAAATGCTTGACCATCAGTTGTTAATTTAAACCCTCCTTTACCGTCTGATTCCATCATGTCGGCAAAAGAGCTTCTTAACGCTTCTGGGTCCATATCTAAGCCTTTAGCCATTTCAGTAAAGTCTAATCCACCGTTAAACATTTTAAGCTTCTCCATATCAAGAGCGTTTCTTTCGATTATAGAAAACATTTCTTCATATTCTAAACCAACAGCCTGAGCTGCTATCCTTAGCCTGTCTCCATCAATTGGGTCAAGACTGAATTTACCATCGTTATTCACTCTTCCAATGTCCGCGCCCATTGTTGCAATAATTTTTTGCAACTCTTTTGGCCCTTTACGCGACGCAGCCAACAAGTCCATCGGGTTTAAATTTGAAAATGAGCCAGCAGCAAGTTGTAAGTCAGCCGCCATTTGCATCGCTCCCTCTATTGTTCTTGCTTTTTCTGCAACATTAAAAATGCTATCAACACTAATTCTTAATTGTTCAGCTCTTGCAGCCATTTTTGCAAGAGACTCTTCTCCGTCAGTAAAGCCAAAAGACTTCATTTTTGTGAGATTCTTATTAATAGACTGAAGCACGTTTTTTGAATTAACCCCAAGCATCCTAGCTTCGCTGTTTGCTTCTTCAAAATATTCTTTTACCCCTTCTGTGCTATAACCCATTTTGATTAGGTTAGCTCCCAGCTCGGCTACTTCCTTTGTAGCTACTCCTGTAGCCATAGAGATTGCTCCCCAAGAAAGCGCCATGTCCTTAGTGGCCATGCTAGTGGTTTGAAGCTCCTCCCCGATTTCTCCAACCATTTGGCCTGCATCTGCTAAAGACATTCCAAACTCAGCCATACCTGATGTGAAATCAGCATTGGCTACTGAATCCATTTCAGAAAGCAGTATACCAGAATCTCTCTGGATGCCATTTGAGACTTTGTCCCACTCAAACAACCCTTTAATCATTGAGTTTCTGAAATTCTCAGACATCTCATTGAGTCCACCCATTATGTCTAGCCCTTTCTCGCTGGTCTTGTTTGCCTCTAAAAGTGCTTCATTGTACTCAAGTTGAACGTTGATTAAGTTTTCGTGCCCATTACTCAAAGAACTTAGTAGGCCCGTGTTTAAAAGTATGGACTCTCTTGTCTCTTCAGAATAACCTGCAATAGCTTCTCCATTTGAGCTAGCAAGGTCTTCAAGCACTCTAAACTGCTCCTCTAGGGTGTTAAATCCTTCAAGAGTTTCCGCTAATGAGCCTCCGCTTCTAGATATTTTGTCAATCTCATCCTGAAGCTTAGTTAGGTTAACATCTTCAAACTTTTCACCAAGCGCACCAGCGTCATATAAAAGACTAGCTGAGTTATCAGATATGACTTTTAGACTGCCTTGCAATTGAGCCGTAATATCCCTGCCTAGAGCTAGTTTAGCGTCTTCTAGGTTGCCTTTTAGTTTGTTAGACTCCTTTGCAAGTGTCTCCATCGTTTCAGCAGAGCGCTCTATTTCGCCAAAAAAAGCAGCCCCAGAAACACCGAACACCTCACTTGTAATCGACTTCCATACATTCAATAAAGCGTTAGAGTCCTGTTTCTGCTTTCGCTGAAACTCTTCATACTTTTTGAAACTATCTTCGTTAAATACTTCTCCCGTGTTGTCGGCCATTCTGTAGCTCTTTGCTATAAATAACCAATAAAGAAAAAAAGCCACCTTGGAGGGTAGCCTTTTTTCTTTTCACGTAAACATTTTCACTAAGCGAATTCTATTTCTTTTAAAAACATAGCTTGTATAATAGCTTCCTTGCACTGTTTAAGTGTTCTGCAGGGCCACACAAGCTTTTGAGTATTCATCAAAATACTAACTCTGTATTTGTTGCCGTTTTTAAATTTACCACGGCGAAAAGCTAGCTCATTATCAGCACATTCTTTTTTAATACAGTCTATCGTTAGTCGACTCATGTTTAATCTTTTTGATTCATCAAGAACTTTAAACCATCGCTCTGCCCCATTGCTCCTAATCTAGAATTTAGATTTGAAGCAGCTCTCTTAGAATTATGCCCTTGATAAGCTCCAGATGATATAGCATCTAGCATTGATGTTTTAACTAATATTTCCGCAGCCTCACTTTGACTCACCGCACCCATTTTTGACTCTCTAAAAGCAATCACTCGATTAATGTTGTAATAAGAAGTTGGTCCTAAGTTTCTACCTGAGCCTTGTTGTAACATCATTGCCTGATTTCTTATAAAGTTTCCAAATGAGCCCTGATTAAAATAAATATGAAACTTACCTGTCAAAGCGTTATTTATATGTAGAAAAAAAATTACAATTTGCCAAACTACGTAAAGAGTTAAGCCATGACGAATCATTTCTCCTGCTAAGTCCCCGAATGTTCCAGTGAGCCATTTGTCTAGTTTGTAATGCTCAACAGGGCCCATCCAAAACAGCCAAATCCCGACTACGGCGGCATGCCACAGTGCGTAAATAAACTTTTCTATTCTCCAGCTTAAAGGCATCATATTAAAATTTGATTTTTTGTGGAACAAATCCTGACTCTTTGTCTACAGCTTTTAAAGTTGGCAACTCAGGCTTATCGTTTGATATAACAATCTCTTGGATATCATTCATAATGTTATCCTGAAACAGTTTTGGGATTCTCATCTCCGCTCCTATTCGGATGCTAGAGCGAGCTTCGAAGTCTATGGGGTTATAATCTGAAATCGTGCTTACTCTAAAATGATTCCAAGTCAACTTAACCTCATTCCCATCGTGCGTTAATTCTTTTAGAGCAATTGATTTCCCAGAGCTTTTATAAGACTGTAGAACTCGAAAAGAAAACACTCTTTCTTCGGTGTCTTTAAATGTTACATACTGCCCTGAATTCAAGCTAAACATTGACACTATTAAGTTAGAAGACCTATTGTCTACTTTCTTAACTCCAGATACTGGAATCCCAAATGTAGAGAGATTCATTTGACGATTGAGCATTTGAGCAACTCTTGACGCAGGGAATGACTTTATGTTCTTGGCCTCATATGTCCCTTCAGTGAATGCTATTTCATCTTTCAATGAAAACATGCTAGGAGTTCCTAGAGTCCCTGAAACAGATGCTCCAGGACTGATTTTGTCAAATATAGAAGAATTATTAATCACTCCCTCAACAGTTCCTCCTTTGATTGTGTCGACAAAATTATCACAAACAAGATTTCCTTGCTCCCACACACCATTAAACATTTTAACTTTATATTCGGAAGAACCATGCTCAATAGGCGCAATAGTCATTCTATGTGCGGAGTATTTTCCGTTCTTTAGAAAAGCTAATGAACCGTTATCAAAGTCATGCGCTACAAAACCTTTTAAGTCCGCCCCATTTACAAAACGAACAGTTTTAGTTTGATTATCACCTATTGTTATAGAGTCTCCTTGAACAACCGCATTGGTATTGATTGGTTCAACTACTGGAGCTTCTGTATCGCTTAAAACCTTCTCTAATATACGTTGAATGAATCCCATAATTTATGTTTGTCTTATTAACAATATACGGCAGAATCTGTATTTTGTTACAATACAAAGATTTTATAAGTTTATCATAAATAGTTTTGAATTGAAACCAACGAATTGTACGAATAAAACTAGCTCTAGCGATTGCTTTTGCTTGCAGCCTTTCTTTCTTGTGAATTTCTGTCATCAATTGCCTTTTTCAATCTATTCATCAGCCACATACGCTCAACTGTCGGCATTTTTACTGCCTCTGACCAAGAAACCCCGCCCTGGGAATGGTAGGAAATATTGAATATTTGCTCCATCATTCCTTGACGATAACTGTTTGGTAATTTAAGGAAATTATGGTCTGTAGAAAATTTTTGTTTAAACTCGTGATGACAACTTTCACACTCATGGTCCACTTCTGTTTTTACGCCTGGTGTGTTTTTCTCTAAAAAGTCTTTTAGAAACCTAGAATCCTTTATAGGCATGTTGGGAACCACTCCTTTTATTTCACGAGGGTCTTTGAGGCCTCCAATCTCCACTATAATTCGTCCGAGCTTATTAGTAAACCCTATTTTTCCTTCGCGCTCAGCCTCTACCTCTTCGACGTATGTTGGAACTCGAAGCTTTACATTCTTTTTAGAAACGGGGAGCTCTAAATTGAAAATCTGACCTTTATCTGGAAATTGCTCAACCTCTTTCATTTTAAATTGAGAGATGTAAGCATTTGCCTCTTGTTCTTTTTTACATTTAGGGCAACGAATATTAAGGTCAAGCTTATCTCCAAAAGCTGTGGACCTTAAAAACATAGAAATGGCTTGCACATCTCCAGGGACAAGTTTGTTTATATCAAAATCATCTATTATTACCGCTTCAAGAACTTTTCTAAGACCATCTCCATTTTCCATGATGGTTTGGTCTGTAAGAATGTACTCTTCTTCATACGAAAGGTATCTGACGTAAAAGAATGATTTATTTTCTGGGTAATATAATCCTTGCGATGGAACATTCACCATAGAGTATGGTCGATAATTTTCCATCGTTAGAATTCTGCGTCTGGATAAAATAGTTTAAGAGTAATTGGGATTGGCTTGGTTTCTACTGTTCCACAACTTGGGCATTCGAAATCATAATCCATATTTAGTCCTGGCTCAATTTTCTTGAGTTCATCTCGGAAATACTTAGAGTCTTGCATTGGCATAGCCTCCACATAGCTTTTGATATACACCTTGTCGCGCTTCCCATTTACTTCCATGATGTGAAGAAGATATTTGTGGGTAAGTGATTTTGAAATCTTAAATCTACCTTTTTTAAAATCCTGCTGTGCATACTTGTTGATTATGGATTCATCTGCTCCTGTCAACAGTCTAAACTTGATTGGGACTTTAAGTTGCTTCATTTGAAGTGAAAACTCTCCCATATCATCTGGCTTATGTTTTACTTCGTTTGCTTTTAACTTTGATAAATCCACTATTGGAGCATGTGCCTTGCCGCAGCTGCCACATGCTCTTGGGCCTGGCTCATAATCGTCGCCAAGTCCAGTTCTTCTAAGTTGAATCAAAACATAATTGCGGTCGCCCGTTAGCATGTCTATTGGTCTGATGTCTTTATCTATGACAGATGCATCGAGGAGCGCATCTAATTGTTCGTTAGCTCGAATCAAACCTATATCATAAAGGATGTCATCTTCTGTTGCTGTAAGATGCTTTATTGTGACGGTAGATTTTCCTCCTTTGTAAAAGTATCCACGAGACGGGAGGTCAATTTCTTCGGTTGGTGCCTGGAAGAAATCCCCAACGTCTTCTGCTCGAATGTTGTTTCTAGTTGCGACCTGTGCTTTTTCCGCCTCTTCCTCTTGTTTCTTATCTGCTGACTCCGCTTTTGAAATCATTAGATACTTTTCAGCTTGGTCTTTAGGGATTCCCATTTTGGTTAACAAAGTAGGAATGTCTTTGTCTTCTGTTCCTTGGTCTTTTAAAGCTTGAATTATAGCTCTAACCTCTCCTGGGTCAACATTTCTTTCAGAGAGATTTTCAAATGTATCATCGGTCTTGACAGGGTTGTCTTTTCTTTTGCCAATTTCTATTTTCTCACTCATTAATTGAATATTTATGTTCAGCTATAAATATGGAGTTCTAAAAAAAATAAAATAAAGGTTTTTTAAGTATTGGTTATACTTGAATCCAAATCTACTTGAGAAGATGTTTGTGACATCTGGTTGACCCTGTCTTTATAGTCTTTATTTTGCTGATTCATCTTCCCCATTGTGGCAAGAACTCTGCCAAGTTCTTCTTCCTGGTCATCAGTTGACTCAATTTCGTCTTCAATGCCATCCATTTTTGTTTTATCAGTTTTTTTCATCATTGTGTTGATTGACTTATCTGGATGCACTTGAATACCCTGCTGCTTCTTTAAGCTGTTGAGACTTTTTTCTTGGTCTTTTTTTCGCTGCTGAGCCACAGCAATTAAATCCTCAATTGATTCTGGAGAATATTCTAGCTCCTCGCCATTATCTGCCCCAATATTAGAATACTCCAATAAGTATTTGCGAATTTCGCTTCGTATGTATGACTCGTTGTTCATTATTGTTCTTTATTGTATTGTTCAAAATGCTCACACACAGAACTGTAATTTTCATTGATGTCTTTTTCCCATACTCTTTCCAGAACGTAACCCAACCCCCGTGCAAGGCTGTCTTTATAGAGGTCGTTCTTTTTGTTCTTAATTTGCATATGATTTAGCTCCCCCTCGGTATAGACTTTTGGATTTCCATGGTAGTAATCTCCATCAATCTCCACTAAAACATTATAGTCTGGTAGGTAAAAATCATAAATCACATCGTTAAGAATTCTTTGAGGTTCGCAATTCACACCCATCTTCTTCATCATCTTTTCAAATTTCTTTTCTGGGGCGGTCATCTTTTTGGTCATTGCCGCAGCTTGCCCTTCCATATATTTTTTCTTGTTTATCTCATGCTGGTCTTTATACAAGTCTTTATACATCTGCTTCTTTAACCACGCGGCTTTCTTCTGCATGCTCATCGTTCTGTGTTTATCATAAATAGGGCAAAATGGTTTCGTTTGCCTATTTATGATAAACCTTTAAATTAAAAAATAGTTTGCCGTTTATGGAGAGCAATATTAACATAGAACTTCTTAAATCACTCACGGAAAAACTTAATCGACGCGACAAAGATATTCTTGATTCAGAAAAAATGTTTAGAGGTTTTTTTGAAAACTCTTCAGCTGGAATGTGTATAGCAAATGTTGAAGATGAAATGTTTATTAAAGTTAATTCTGTTTTTTGCAAGTGGTTAGGATACTCTGAAGAGGAATTGCTATCATCTCCTATATTGTCTTTTATTTCTCCGAACAGTGTTGATAAAACTAAAGCTGTTTTGACTAAGCTAAAAAAAGGTATTGAGAGTGTTATTGAAGGATTTGTGAATGAATATCTCCATAAGGATGGTCATAGCGTTTGGTTAAAATGGAATTCTTCAATTCCTGATAATAATGGGATTAATTACAGCGTTTGTGCGAACATAACAACAGAAATTCAACAAGCTATAAAAATTAGTAAACAAGATAAAATTTACAAAGTTTTAACTGAAAGTAGTCACGAAGCTATTTGCTTGCATGACACCAAAGGAAATTATATATACGTTTCTCCTTCTTACGAAAAGCTTTTTGGATACAGTCAAAGTGACATGGTTGAAAAAAATGCTTATGATTTTGTGTTGCCTGAAGATGTTGAAAGAATAAAAAAAGAATCACACAAACCTTTGATGAAAAATAAAGATTTTCAAATTGCAAGGTTTCGACTTCGACATAAAAAAGGGTATTATGTGTGGGTAGAGTCTTGTTCGAAGCCGATACTTGAAAATGGAGAAATTACTGAAATAAGGACTAGCACTAAGGTGATTACAGAAGTTATAAAATCTGAAAAAGAAGCTTTTATAAACAGGGAAATATATGAGAAAATTCTTCATAACACTCGTGAACTTGTGAAAGTGTATAAAATAAACGATGGCCCTCCGTCTTTGGTTTACATATCTCCCTCTTGTTTAGAATATACTGGATATGCTCCTGAAGAGCATGTAAAACAAAGTTTATCAGAATTGATTCATCCAGAAGATGAAGAAAAAACAATGAAAAAAATGTTAAGTGTTTTGAATACAAAAAAAACACTTATTGTAAAGTACAGAGGGAAGCATAAAACAAAAGGTTATAAGCTAGCAAGCAGCATAGTAAGTCCAATATTGAATGAAGAGGGAGAAGTGAGCTATATTGTTTTGTCTAGCAAGGTAATCCAAGAGTTAAATAACGATAAACATAACAGTGAAGATGTCGGATAACCAAGAAAAAAATGGATGGAACGAATGGTCAAAGCACATCATTCGTGAATTAGAACGTTTAAATGAAAACTCTGAAAAACTTCGTGAAGGCATTCAAGATAGTAATTTAGAGATAACAAAACTTAAAGGACTAGAGAAAGAAATTGTTGAGCTAAAATCAGGAGTAACGTCAATTAAAAATGAGATAGAAAAATCCTCTTACAAATTTCAAGCCCGTGTAGATGAAAGAATAAAGACTCTGATTAAAGAAATTAACGAAAATGTAGTTGAAGTTAAAAATTCAACAGACAGCCTCATTGAAAGAATTTCTAAACTTGAAGACTACAAAAGCTACATAGTAGGGATTGGAGTTGCTGTCGGTATAATAATAACCTTTATTATATCAGTATTAGCGCTTTTTGACTGGGGTTCTATCACTTAATATTTGTCGTCTTTGACTAAAACCACAGTGTGTTGAATAGCGTATGATTCTTAGCAACCAGGGCCGCTCTTTGCTTTGAGTGGAAATGAGAGGAATGCTAAAAAGTTTGGCTCAACGGTAATGAATAAGTTTTTCCACCAGTATCCGTATCCGAATTTCTCTTTCATTATTTCTCCCACAACTTTCCTAGCTTTTTTAGGTACTATTACAGTCTTTACAGAAGTGCCCTCAATTATGTGTGCAGCTCTTTTTCGGCCTTTTATTCTTTCAATGTAATTCATCTTCTCCCACCATTGTATTAGCGTTTGAGATTGGGTTCTGCTAATTTCTAATTCATTGGAAATAAGCGTTACAGACATGCTCACAAATTCTCCCTTAATTTCAGTACGATTTTCTTTATTCACTTCATTGAAGCGGTTGCTAATCTCGTTCTTAAGGCTAGAGTGGACGTGATGTATCTGTCTTGCTTTGTACTCAACTAATTTTAGAAGCAGCAGCTTCTTCATTTCAGACACAGTGGTGATATTTCTACCTTGTGTATCTATCGTGCATCGATGTTTAACTATGAGCCCGTTAATTGGCTTTTCTACTTTGTTATGAGAGACCATTTGGAGGTTGCCGTGGTGAAATTTAGCAAGACCCCATTTAATCATCGTTGGAACACATCTCCTAAGGATTGAAACGGATATACCAAGCTTTTCCGAAGCAGACCTCCAGGAAAAATTATAAATTACAGGGGATTTTTTGAATCGCCCTCGAATTAGGTAATACAAAGCCAGAGCGTCTAAAGCATTCCTGTAATGGAAATGACCTATAACGCCTTCATTTGTCTTGATATAATATCTCGTTTTCCTAATTGTCGTAAAATTGAGAGTTGTCCTCTTGTTGTTTTATATGTGGGCACACGACGATGGTCTGTTGTAAAACATTTAACACCCTCATCATAGCTCCTAAATCGTACATCTTATATTCTCGACAAAGCTTATGAAAATCATTTTCACAAACGTATCTAAATGTTGGTTGTCCGTCGATTTCAAGTCGAAGAGGAAAATAATCCCATCCGTCTTGCATCATGCTGTTTTTGTACAATAACGTGCCATTGGCTCGCATTCGCCGAGTTGTCCCTATTGATGCGATTATACCGCCTGATTCTTTTGATTCCTCCAAGTTATTCAAGAGGTGTTTGTCAAACCAATAATGTTTCTTCATATGCATGCATTACTGTTGTTAATTTAACTCTTCCGTTAAAGTTTAAAAATCCTTTTTCGTTTCGTTTGAATTTGCCTACGTATACAGCTTGTTTCTGTAGCTGAGGAAGAAGTTTTTCACTAATTGGAGAAAATATATTGAACTTTACAGTGTCAATACCATCGCTTCCATGTATAGAGATAAAGTCTTTTCCTTTTTTAGTTTTCTTAAATAAGATATCATTGATAATAAACCAGTAAAAACCTTCTTCAGCATAATGTGGTAGTGGAAGAATAGCTTCTTTCGACTTGTCACTCATTTCCCCCATTCGGGTGTGAATAATTGAAACTCGATTAATTTCTTCCATATCAAAACCACATACTCCCATAAATTCATCTTGCTTTTCAATATCGGAAGTTGCTGCGTATTTTAAATGGTCTATTCTATGAGTGTACTCGATATCATCCATGTCGAACATTGCAAACTGCGAAGCGTCTTTAGGTTTTTTCTTCCTGTTTTTATCTCTTAGAAACATTAAATATTCTCTAGAAGTGCTCCAGTCATCAAACATTCCCGCTTGTAAACAAGAACGAAAAGAAGTCTTGTTGAATTTAGTGAAGGGTATATCAAAAAAAGCAGCCATAGATATTTCGCTAAATTTCTTCCCTTTTATTGCTAAATTATCTTTCAACTCTTTATAAGCAATATCTCCCATCCCAGTCATGCTAGAGAAACCCATTGTGATTTCGTTGGGGCCAGTCATCGACCATCTCCATATTGAGAATCTAGTCGGAGGTTTTATAGTGATTCCTCTAGATATTGCAGCGGTGATTGTCTGAGTCAGCCATTGTTTTTCTTTCTCCTTTCCAGCGTTTGAAGACTTTTGCTCGTTCAATAGCGCTGTATAAAAGTATACTGGGTAGTAATGCTTTAAGTATAAAGTTTGCATAGCGATGTATGCGTATGAAACCGAGTGACTATTTGAAACACAGATATCATTTGCATAGAAGTTGTGATGTTCATTATCGATTTCTAAATCGTAAGTATCTACCACTCCTATTTCTTCAACTTCTATAATAGATTCAAACATTTTATTTTGTTTTTTATAATTGACTCGTTATTAATTATATCATTCTCCCACAATTCTATAAGCTGAAAACTCCCGTCACTTTCAACTGCATGCCTTTTTTTTATATCTCTTTTCTTGTTCTTTATTTGAACATCATGAGTACACCCGCTATGTCTTGTATTTTGATTACTATGAAAAAAATCTCCCTGTACTTCTATTAAAATGCTTCCTATTCTAAAGTCAAAAGAATAACCATAACAAGAAAACTCTTCTTCCCATGTACCTTTGAATTCTTTAGCGTGATTTGATTCAGAATAAGTATCTTTTCCAAATCGTTCACTTAGCATTCTCTTTACCTCAAGATGAGGTTTTGATTGACCATGAGAATAGACACCACTTTTGTATCTAGCTATCGTTATATCTCTAAGGCGCTGTTTAGTTTCTTCTGAATGTTTAAATCCAGTATGACCATGTATTTCTCTTTTTTTAGCACTCTCTGACATGCGCTCAAGTGTTTCATTGCTGAATTCAACGCCTTTTCTGCGCTCAGAAAGCTTTTTCATGACTTCATTATTATCTTTAGTTTTTCCTTTGTTCCAAGCTTTTATACCGTACATAGGGTTTCCTTTTCCTTTGCGTTCTTCCTTCATTCTTTCGACGTGAAGTTTATATTCTTTATTATTTTCCGCCACGTACTTAGCAGTTTCTGTTGTAGTACAATTATTCGAAAATTTACCGAAAACAATAGAGCCTTGAAGTTTGTAACTAGGCTTATCTCCTGTAATCGGACACAAAGGAGTTGTAATGGATTCTGGAAGCAAATCTACCAAACTCTTCCCATAAACACTTTTGTGATAATAATTTGATATCTCAGAATTGTAGTAGTTGTTGTTTTGTCTAATTAAAACTAATGACAACTTTGCCCTCCATTTTTTCATATCAATATCTTCGCCATTCACTATATCCTTTTTGAAATCGATTTTTACTTTCATAATATATAGTATATAGACTGAGATTTGTTAAAACTAGTTTATTTTTACAGAAAGCTTTTGTTCAATAATATCTTTCAGAGGTAACATACCTTGTTCAGTCATTATTTTATGGTCCAAAGTGCATTCTAAAATTTTCCCACTACTTGTCTTAATTCGATAAACTTTCTTTTTACCGTTGTTATGACGAGCTTTCACTGGAACCCATTCATTTTTTTTCGTGTCTGGATTATAACCTAAAATCATATCTCCTGGCCTAGTTTTTAAAAGAGATATTTTTCCCTTTTCCTTTTCTGTGACTTCACAGTTTTCAGATAAACATTTGTTAAACGAATACCCTAGATAATCAGAAAGGTATAAAAGGATTTTATCAACCTCTTCTTTCGGAACACCATTTTCCTCTGCTCCAGATACAAACTTACTCCAATACTCTTCGTAAGCTTTATAGTTCTTACTTTCCTTTTCGTCCTGAGTGAGTTCTTCTCCTTGGTTTGTTTTTTTTATAAGCTTCGCAGCTTTATCAAGTGCACGACGCAAGTTATCACCCTCTCCTAAATCCATTCCCGCTATCTCTTTTGCGATAAATTGAATTTGCTCCTGAAACACCAGTACACCGTTAGTTTTTTCTAATATTGGCTTTATCAAATCAGATGGAAATTCAATCTGTCCTGGGAACCTCTTGTTATCAACGTATTGACGGTGGGCTCCAATTCCCATTGGGCCTGGTCGATAAAGAGCATTACAAGCAGCCATTTCTTCAAAGTTCTCAACGTTGAGTCCTCGAATCAAAGCGTTCATGCCTGGCGATTCAAATTGGAATATACCGTGGTTCTGACCAAGCATTAACTCCTTGTAAAGGTTTTGGTCATCAAACTGCTCATCAATATTCATTATTGTATCGAACAAATCAATCTTTTCACCATCCTTAACCATCTTGATACAATCCATGATGATATTAATTGTTGACACTTTCAAACGGTCAAGCTTCAATATCCCAAGATAACTCAAGTCTTTTCCAGAGCGGTCCCCCTCTTGATATGCTGATACAATTGATTTATTAGAGACAATCATATTTGTTGGGAGGTAGTCCCAAGAAGGCCCAGGAGTAATAACAACTCCAGCGGCGTGTTTACCAAAACCTCTCACTTGACCCTGAAGAGCCAGTGTTTGTTCTATAATTACTTTGTTGGATGAATCAGTAAGCCATCTTTGTACGAGTGGACTGCAATCATCTGACTGAGCATGGTTTTCTAACCACCAAGCCAAGTTGTATTCGACTTTGTCGAACTTCGGCATCTCTTTAGTGATTTGAGCTACATCCGATTCAGTTCCTGTTGCTTCTGGCCCACGGTGTGCACGAACAACGTCCTTCAAACATCCTCTTTCATTCCATTTAGAAAAAGTACCAACACTCATTACTCGTTCTCTACCATATTTTTTGTAAAGGAAGTCATCAGTTTCATGGTCTGTTCCTGTTTGAAAATCAATATCTAAATCGGGAGGGCTATTGTGTATGATTATCAGTGAGTTACACTCTTTATTTAAAGCTTTACTAGAAGTAGATTTGACCATAAAATATGGGTCCCCTTCAAAAGATAAGTCATAAACTGGCCCGTCGTACTGTATCTTGCGTATTGACTTTATGCTGACTGTCTTCATTGAATTGCTTTTTTTAAGGTAGCTTTTACTTCTTCTCTGTTTTTGTCCCAATCATGTTCCCATATGATAAAAACACGATATCCTGTTATCTTTTTAATTTGCTTAATTCTCTGTTCGTCAATCTCCCAAAGTTGTCCTGCTGTTTTCTTTTTATGAGGATGAAAGTAATCTGCTTTAAACTTTAATGGATTACAGTGCCAATAGTCTCCATAAAATTCTACTATAATACGGTTTTTAGGATTATAAAAATCTACATGATATGCTTTTTTGTTTTCAACATCAGCAACTATAATTTGTTGATTTTCACTTTCATCATAAAAACTCGAATCAATAAGCTTTAAATCAGAAACAAGGTATTCAACGAGTTTTTGCTCTTTTTTAGAACTCCCACTTCCAAAGTTGACTTGGATTTCATGTTGCACATTATCACTGTGGAATATATTCTCAACTCCATATTTTTCCATCATTGTTTCAGTCACAGCACTATAATGACTTCCTCTGTTTAAAAACCAAGGCACCCCGTATTTGTCTTGAATGGATTTAGATATCTTATCTCTAACTTCTTGTATTTGTACTGGAGAAGTTAACCCTGTTGTTCCATAAGTTTCATTTAATCCTTTTTGATATTTTTCTCTATAACCTTTTGTTCGATAGTATATTTTTTTGTAATCACCGTGCTTCATATAAAACCCATGCTCCCAAAAAAACTTTCCCCCTCTAGAAGGATGGAGTTTGTGACGTATTTTTTTGTTATAAATTTTTGTAAAATATTCAACTTGACTCCCAGTTAAAGGGTAGTTTTTAGTATCCACCTCCAATCTCATCTGCGTCTTACCACGGTCAATGATGTAATGAAAACCAGTGATGACACCAGTTTTTTTATTATCTCTAATTAACATAGCTCCAATAATGCAAGAAGGAGAAACAGCTAAACCACACTTATATGGCCACTCTTTGATTTCTTTTTTTGTTGGAACAGCATGAATAAGAGAAGTCTCACGAAGTCTTTGGTCGAGTTCCGCTTTTGTAATATCTTCTATGCTTAATAATAAATCTATCATTTTAGAAAGTCTTTATCTATAGATAGGCTCGGATTTTTAAACTCCAGTTCATACAGCCCCCAAAGCGCTTCTGCAATCTCATTTCCTCTTTCATCAATATTGTCAAACCACCCCTTCTCATTAGAGGGTATTTTGTGGGTATCTCTCGCGTTAATTCTTCCAATATCATGAGAGCCTTTATTGGAAGACATTGACATTATAATGTGGTCTAAGAATATTCTCACCTGCTTATCCCATTCTGTTGGTTTTTGCCAAGCTGGAATTATAAGTTTAGAACCTTCTTGACACATACCTTTAAAATTAATATCTCTACTTCCTTGTACTATCATAATTTTCGTATTAACATTTTATCTGTCTCTAATAACTCATCCACGCGAATATCAACACGCTCTCCTTTGCGCATCACAGGTACAATGTGATTCCCCGTCAATTTTACAATGATGGAATCTTCAGTTTCAATCTCAAACACCTCATCAGCTGGTGTGATATCTCGCTTATGCACTTGAACCAAAACGCCGTTGCCTGATTCTGTTTCAACTGGGTCCCCAGGAACAATATCTCCGATAGGTTTCAGTGAGCCATCTTTCATCAACACCAGCCCATCTTCAGTAACGCAATTACGTGCTGGATTCAAAAAACGCTCAAAATACAGCCCGAATTGAATAGGGTCAATCTTAGTGATGTCAAGACACCATGCTAATAAAGAACCAGCTGCAGAGCCTCTTCCACTTCCAATTTCAAAACCTCTTTTCTTATAATCTCGAATAATTTCCCAGTTTACAAGGAAGTAGTCAAGCATCTTCTTGTCCTTAATTACTTTTAACTCGTAATGGAGTCTATTTGTGTACTCATCTACAACCTCTTGTGTTTGTTGTAATTTTCCTTTGGTAAACTTACGTCCGAGCTTTTGCTTGAGTTTCGCAAAAGCCATCTTTGTGATAATGGTTTCCGTGTCCTCTGCTCCTGCCCAATCTATAATGTCTTTCGTTGGTTCGTAACGAGGGTATTTTTCAACCCCTACTTCAAATTCAAAATTGCAACGCTCAGCCAGCTTCAAAGTGTTATCCATGAATATCTGTAGAATGTTGTGCGGGTAATTGTATCCAAATTTTGAATTCAGAACATAGTAGTCTTTTCTCGACAAATAATACAGATTTCTTCGTTCCTCTAAACGACACTTATCCATCCCTATTTGTTGTTTTATAGCGGAAACAGTGTCTTGCAAAGACGCTTCTTTTTGCTTAACATAATGAACATCATTATCTAAAATCACCATTGCCTTCGTGGCGGATGCCATTTTTAAAACAAAGTTGTTAAATCGCTTTTGCTCACCAATCTCTGAAAACTTAATTTCTGCGATATAATCTGGGCCAAATGCTTTTTGTAATCGTTCCCAATATTTAGAAGCTGCCGTCTTTTGTCCTTTAAAAAACAAACTTGCGAGATATCCTTGGTAGTTTCCAGTGGTAACAATCAAACCTTCTTTGTTCTCAATTAACCAATCAGTGTGAATACGAGAATACATCCCATCAAAACCTTCTGAATGAGATTTAAATATCAGCTTATTAAGGTTTACAAAACCCACTTGGTTTTTAACAATGATTTTTATTGGGTATCCACCTTTTTCTGACTCTTCGGAGCCAACAGTATCGTTGAGATAGATTTCAATTCCAAATATTGGCTTGATTCCGTATTTTTCAGCTTTCTGTGACAACTCTAGACTGCCTGACATGGTTTCGACATCAATAACAGCGAGAGATGTGTGCCCTAGTTCTTTAGCACGCTTAAGATAATTATCAATACTACCTGAGCCACGAAGCAAGCTATAGTGAGTGTGACAAGAGAAATGAACTAACGGCTTAGCTTCCTCTTCTGGGGATACCGATACGTGGGCAACACTCTCAGAAGAAAACCCATTAGAGGAATCGGAAGGAAGTTCTTTAAATCCGAAAATGCCAAGCCGTTGAAGTTCAAAAAAACATTTAGCGGTTGCTTGCACATCGAAAAATGCGTTGTGAGCACCTAAAAAGTCTTTCCCAAAAAGCTTATTATGGAGCTCAATAAGTTTTGGAAATTTATAACCCCGACGACCCCTTAATTTACAAAAGTCAATTGTAAGCTTCATCGTGTCAACGGGAAATATTGAAGCTAGATTGTGACTCATCGATGCTCGATGAAATTCACACCCCATAATTCCAAGGTCAAAATTGATATTATGTGCTATGAGGTAATAGTTACGCTCTAGAGCAATTTTAAACTGATTTAAGGCATCAAGCATAGAAATTCCTTCTGCGTGCGCCTTTTCGTTTGATATGCCGTGTATTTGAACGACTTCGTGAGGAATGTTGTATCCTTCAGGTTTAATTATAAGGTCGTGCCTGGATATTTCGCTGCCGTCTTGTGCATATTCAACCCAGGCTAACTGTACTAGTCGAGGCCAGTTATCTGCATCTGTCCAAGGTGCGTTAAACCGTTTTGGCCTGCCAGTAGTCTCTGTATCGAAGACTATATACATGTTGTTGAATTAGTGTGTTGCCGAAGCAAATATAATTCAATTTTAAGTTATAATCCAACTTTAGTTTAAAACTAATTCATTGAATCTATGAGGATTGAAGGGTTAATTATACTAATTAACAGCTGTTTAGCCTGTCGTGAGACTACTTAAATTTATTGTTGGATAGCCGTTGTAATCCCAGTTTGGAGCTCGTGTTGTCATTCATCAACATAATCATACCGACGTTGATTGACAAGTTATTCGTAATCTGAGTCGTAGTCTTGTCGTTGCTTCAGAATGTCTCTAGATAAATCTTTTAAAGCAGCATGTATACGCCGAAGGCGGGAACGACTTCTCGTTCCCGCCGATTTCGTTTTTCGGTAGCTGTAAAATTTAGTTACATCAGTGGAATAAAGGTCCTCTAGTTCCTCTATAATCTTCGCTAGTTTACGCTTTACACTGTACGTGTCATTAACATTTGAGTGTTCATCAAACTTACTCTTCCTCGTCATAGTCTTCTTCAATTATTTCCATATCAGAATTTTGCCCAGTTTCAGATATTATTTGGTCAATCTCATCCATTATATCTCTAGCTTTTCTTGCTAAATCATTACTGGTAGAGACAAGAGGGTTTCCTTGAACTCTTTCTTTTATTACTCCTTTTGGTATAATGTAATTTTCAATATTTTTCTCAGATTCTTTTAAATTTCCCTTTATCTCACTAATCATTTTATCAGTCTGACTGATAAATTCTTCGTTTGATTTAAACAAAACGTTTTTTTCTCTGTCTTTCTTTTCTTCCTCGCTTTCTTCCGTAAATACTTCTTCATCGGTTTCCTCAAGCTCTTTAAGCAAGTCATCAATTGCACTATCAACACGCTTGTTGTGACCTTCCCAAATGCGTTCTCTTTTAGTTTCTGATATAGGCTCGCTATCACTTACTGGAGGCGCTCCTCCTGCATCGCCTCCAACTTCATCTCCACCTCCCATATCAAGGTCTCCAGATGGGTCTCCAGCCAGCGAGTCTCCTCCTCCGCCAAAGCCTCCGCCGCCGCCGCCGCCGTCATCTCCCATTAAATCTTCGTTCTCAGCGTTTTGGAGTGCTTCTGCTGCTCCTGGGATTTCAAATTTATCATCCAAATCTTTGAACAATCCAATCTTTTTGTATGTCTGCGGAGCAAATTCAATCTCCGTAAACAGTTTCCTTTCAACTTTTTTCTGACGAAGCATTTTCTTGATATCCTTTTCAGAAAATCCAAGAATGTATTTCATACCCCAAGTGTAAGAAGCAGGTGAGTAGATATCTTGTGACACAAACAATGTAAATACTTCAAGTCGAGATTTCATCGTCTCTAGCTTCAACAGCTCTTGTTGAGTAGAAGGGTTTGTGAGTTTTAAATCAAAATCATTAATCTCGTCTTCATGCCCAAGAAACGCTAAGTGAATTTTACCAATTCGACGAAGTTCCATTAGAACTTGCTCCTGGATTCTATTAATGGTCCTAGCAAATCTTAAATCTGCTTGAGACAGTGTTGGCCCCCCAGGTAAATTCTCAGCATAATTCAAATAAGTTTTTGGAACCTTTAACGCCGCGAATAGTTTATTTTCTAAATATTCAATATCTTGAATGTCACCTAGATTGCTATTTTGTGTAAAAACTCCGACAGAAAGTGCAAAATTATGGTGGTCATGTAGTTCATGATTTCCATCTACAGTTATTGTGCCTGTGTCTTGAGGTGTTTCTAGCCACTCAATCGATGCCACTTTATGATTAAATAATTCGGCTTTTTTCGTGAAATCTCTCCAGTTAGAATACCCAAATGACTTCATCATCTTCACTAAGTTATTGTGGGTGAAAGATGACATTTTCTTCAATTGCTTGTTCCCTTTGTTTATGTTGTTAAATTCAGACATAAACCCAGAATTAGAGACATTAATGTCTCGTAGAATGTTGGTGGCACTCATGCCGTCTTGAAAACGAGAGACCACAAACTCCAACATTACATCGTTGTAATTTATTTCTTGTTTTTCTTGAATGGCTTCACGCAGAGAACCATCGGCCCATTGTTTAGAAGCGGCAATAGATGATTTTAGACGAGAAGAAGATGTTTTTCTTGCTTTACGATATCCAGCTATTCGTTTCTTTTCAAAATCAGCTTTAAAATCTTCATCTTGCAGTAGCTCTTGAATTCGTTCTGTTGCTTTTTCTAAGTTGATTCGTGCTACTACTCTTTTAGATTCTAATTCTTTCTCAGAGATATTATCCCAATACTTATTTCTACCTTCTTTACGCTCTTTTTTATAAGAAGCATACATAGATTGATGAAGCATAACATGGTCATGGAAATTCATTAATTTTAAATTCTCTGGAGAATTATTGTATCGGTCAAAATCATAATGATGAATCACGTTTTTGTTTTCCACATTTTTTTGATAAACATGTTCCTTGTGCAAATTGCGCTCATACATGTAATTATGAACCATACGATGTGTATACTCCCAGGATTTGCTTTGGTGGTCCCACACTTGTTCATATGTTTTAGCTTTAGGTTTGTTTTTGAAAATCTTCTGAAACCTCTTCTCAAAACTCCACATAGAATCTCCTTCTTCAAGATTTTGTGCTTCTTGTATACCTTTAAAACGAGTAGGGAACTTGTGGTCAGGTGTAACAATAACAGACTCTCCGTTGTCAAAAGTCAATTTCATTACTTTAGCGTCTTTACGAGTAACTCCAGCCCATGTAATTTTTCCTGGAACTATTACTCCAGTTTCTGGATTTATACTGTAAGTCCAAAGCTGTTTTCCTTCATCACGCTCTTTAATGATTTCCTGAAGCTCAAGGCTTCGACCATCAAGAAGGTTGATTTTAGTATCTAGAGCCAAACAAGCTCCAGGAAGTGTGTCAATTTTTGTGCTCTTGTCACCACGAACTGGAATAAAATAATCTTCCGAGATATTCATTGGGTCATAACGATAACTCATATTGCCGTCGTTCTGATTCACAATAGGCTGTTTTTTAACTTGCTTTTGGATACGCTGCATGTATTGCTTAACATCAGCATCCTCCAAGTTGCCTACCTCAATGTAGAATATTCTACGCTCTGGAGCTCTTGTGATTCTATAGACCAACATTGAGTCCTCAGCGAGCTGTAGTTGCTTCCAAAGTTTTCTAGCAGGGTCTAAGATAGAGTTGTGAACGACTATCCCATTCGCATAGAAATTATGGTGTTCATGCTCTACGTGGATATCATAAACCTGCTCTGCTTTTTCAGAGTTCTCAATAGAGATGATTGGAGATAAGATGAAACCACTATTAATCCTATTTGATAACTCATGTTTTGCTGCTTGTTTAATTTTAGAGTCATAAAAGTAGAAGTAGAAACTTTTCTTTCTTTTGTATTCTTTTCCCCAAAAAACAACAGAACTTCTATCTCTTGAACAGATTTTGCCAGTCTTTCTACCTATTGATTGTAATAGCGTTTTTAAGTCTTTTACTAAAATTTCATTTGCTAATTCTATTGTGTATCTTTTACAGTTCCACTCGTCAATATTTACAGAACCATCAGCGTCTATAATGCCTTCTATTAAAGCTTCTCTTATTTCTAATGACGCCTCAAAAATCCAACTAGGCAATCTTTTAATATAAACATTTCCTTTAAACCCGTTATTTTCGAGAATATAAGAAAGCAACTTTGAGTTACATACTGTTTGAGAAAATTCTAAACTACCCTCTAAATTTGCGTTTTTAAGGTTTATAGTGTCTTTTCCTGAAAACTTCTTCAAAAGTGAAGCGTATTTTTTATTTAAAGATTCGTCAATACCTCGTGCAAAAAAAACAGAATCGTTAAAAACCCATCCATCTCCTAGTAAAAAACCCCATAGCCTTGCAAAATCAACATCAACAACATCAGGGATTAAATCAATGTTGTTTTTATATCCGTTGAAGTTTCTCTCTTCTTTTAGTTCTTTATTTAAAAAAATATCTACCCCTGAAGGGTTTTCTCCAGAATCTATAACAAGCAGATTTCCTAATCTTAAATCGTCAACTTGTTTGTATACGAACCCACCATCCTCGTACACCATAAAACTGTGCTCCTCAGAGGTTTCTATTTCATTATTCTTTGTTCTAATCTTTATAATTTCTTTTTCACCAGAACAAATTGTATCTAAGACTTTTGTGACTTCTTTTTTTTGTGTGTCAGAGTTAAATGAAAAAACTAAATCTCCTTTCTCTATATCTTTTATAAACTTATACCCTGTACTTGTCTCTATATAAGTGTCGTGCTTCAAGCACCGTCCGTAAGGAAGTTTTCTAGTATCCTCAATAAGCCTGAAATGGGCAACCTGCCACGATTCAAAGTAATCTTGCGTTGTTTCCCAGCGGAAACGTACAGAACTTGCTGTTCCATCGAATCCTTCTTCACGGTGAATTTCTTCTTGAGGAAGAGTCATGAAGTCATAAATACCTTCGTCTTTATGGACATGTAAGTGAACGAAATAATCTCCATACTTAATAAGGTCTCTAATCCATAAACTCAAATTGTAATCGATATTCATTCTGTTATGGAATAAATCATCTAACTTAGATTTGATTCTATCATTGGAGCTATAAACCTCTAAAATGTTTCCACGCTCGTTTCTTGTGAGACATTCGTCTCGAATTATATCTAATGCGGCAGACACCTCTGGAGACTGGTCCATTGCACGATAATCATGATAAGAATTGACACGGTCTGTGTCATAATAAATAGTTCTGGTGTATAGGTCATGACTGATTTTATTTACTTGCCAATCAAGGTACTGCTGTTGAAAATCCTCTAATGAACCAAAAAGACCTTGCGAGGGAGTGGATATTCCAGGCGGTTGCCCTTGTGCGTCCATAGGAGGAGTGCGTCGCTTGTTATTGTTAACAGCGTCATAGACTCTTTGAAATATACTATTATTGCTTTCTTGTGCCATTTTTATTTTTTATTTCATGCCTCTTTGCATCACCCAACCAGCCATGAAAGGTCGTTTGGGTCGTCTTCATCAGCTTCATCGTCGCTTCCTAACCATAATCCTCCTGCTCCTGGAGGGATAAAATTTTCATCAAAATCTTTTTTATCCCGCAACCTTTGTGTTTTCTCGTCTGGAGTTTCTTCTGCCCCTTCGGAAGAACTAGCGTTGAAAGTCATGGCTTCAAGCATAGATTTGTACATATTCTTAGCATTAACCACATTATAATACTCTGTCTGTCTAATATAAAGGGCAATACCATAAGCCATAACTAAGTCATCGTGATATCCTTTCTCAGCTTCCTCTTTTCCGTTCTTTTTGAGATTTCTAACAAACGTTTCCATCTCGCCAATTAACCGAATTGAGTTCACAGTGGCTGTGGTTTCTCTAAATGCTTCACGCATAGCGTTTACTAATCCTGGTCTAGATTGTGCTGTCGTCTGAAACCCTGGAATCCCATCGCCTGGATTTACTTTATAATCAATCCATCGAACATGGATTTCTTTGATAGATTTTGATTCATAAAGTCTTGGATATTTAAGTTGATTTCTCAGTTCAAAACATGTTACGAGGCCGTGATTGTTGGCCTCGACAACCACAAACGCCGTATTGTAGTACATTGCAATTTTCTCAATGTAACGAGCGAACACATCTGGGTCACATTTACCCTGGTATTCCGCTACTTGATTAAGAGTGTCTACATCTAAAACTTGAATAGTTGAATAATCATCTCCTCTATAAGCAACGTCGCAAGCCACAATATATTTAGCCTGTAGTTTTGGTGCTTCGAAAATATGACAAGGCTGGACAGTCCCAACTAGATTATGACTTTCTGCTGTCACATCAAAATACACGACGGGCCTGATGTTTTCAGTCTCAATTCGCTGTCGTTGTCTGGCAATTAAATCTGGGTCCAACGCTAACAACTTGGAACCTTCAAATGATAAGTCAAGCTCCTGTGCTATTTTAACTCCATCATACTGAACTTCTTTACATCGCTTTTCATACCAAGGGCTCCAAGGTTTTAAAATACCTTTTGAGTCTTCTCTATACTCTAAATCAATAGCTGATTTTGGGTTTTCGGTCCAGTGAACCTTAATTGGGTTGAAGGCACCATCTCCGCGTGCGGCGTCGACCCAGAACTTGTGATATAGATTACCTGTTCCGTTTGGTGTTGAAATAACAATACAGTCTCCTTCTGTTTGCGATAAAGAAGGGGCTGCGGCTGTCCAGATATCATCGTCGTCTTTAACAAACGCCCACTCATCTAATATTAAGAGAGTAGGAGCGTCTCCACGACCTGCGTTTTTACCAGCTGCCTTAGCGATTGCAATATTCCCATTGGCGTGCTCGATTTTCATCGTAGCCATAGAAACTTCATCGCGGTTTTTACTATAAATAAAATCAGGAAGATTGATAAAAACATTCTTGACGTGTTTTAGAAATCTAACTGCGCCGTCTTGGTTGTTGGCGATAATTACGATTGTCTCATCCAGACCAAATATCATTCTCCAGGCAACATAACATGCGGTAATTACTGATAAACCAGTTTGACGTGACTTTAAAATCACATTCCATTTGTGGTCCATGTATGAATCCAGAACTCTCTCTTGATAATCAAAACACTTAATGTTGGCTTGCTGGTCTTTTAGTACATCATAGGCATAACAAAAACTGTTAATAAAGTAAATAGGGTCCATCGAACACTCCATTAATTCAGCTTCCTTGTCTAATATCTTAGTTTGTTCCATAAAGGGTTGTATCAACACTAAATAGCTTAGAATTAGTCATTTTTGCCTTACTTTCAGCTATTAGGAACCTATATAGATGCTTGTCGATATATTTTCAGAAGATTTAAAGCTGAATATACCAGACATGTAAATTGTGTTTGTTGTGATGTTATTAAAATATATTTGATATTCTCCAATGGTTGAAGCTGAAAAACTTGCTGTATAAACTCCTCTTGGAGCATCAGATATGGCAAAATTAAGAGTGGCGCCAGCATATAAAGAGCCATTTCGATAAAGCTTGTTAACGAAAGTTGCCCCAGACTCCACATTATTACTGGAATCGGTTGAAACAATGTTTTGATAGATAGTGTCTCCTGTTCTATATGCCATTTTAAGAGCTTTTTTTATAAATAGGCGAGTTATTCTATCTCACGTATTACATTCCGTTTAGAAAGTTTATACTGTCTCATATTCCCCTCCTTTGCGAATTCATAACCTTCTTCCCACCATTTTAACATTTGTTCTTTGTCAAAAACGAGCGAATTTTCAGTTAGTCGATAAGGCGTGTATATAATGTTTATTTTAACATCTCTCTTATTAGCTTCTAATTGAGCCATTTCAACATTCGTTTGTGATATTTTACGTTGCATCATTCGAATTAGTTTATTTGAGAGATGAATGACATTTTTTGTCTTGTTTTTAGCTGTTGCACCAAATTTTTCAGGACGTAATACAATAACATCTATTTCAGTGGCTCCCGCATCAATAGCAGCTTGTATAGGGATGTGTTGCAAAATTGCACCATCAACATATTCCTTCCCTTGATGTTCAAAAAGAGTCATAAAAGGAGGGGTATTGGCGGATGCCCACAACCACTTGCAAAACATTTCATATCCCCAATCTTTTGATGACATGTATTCAATTTTTTCATCAGTAATATTTGCGACTGCAGCAATTACTTCCTTTCCCTCACTAGTGAGTTTGTCATAGTGTTTTTCTTTGAAAAACTTTTTAATAAGTTCTAATAAACCCTCGCTCTCGCCTAAAGTTGTTTTTAAAGTAGCTATTCTATAAGCCATTTTAAGATAACTGGGACTTCCGTCTTTTCTAAATGGATTATAAGAGAATATGTCATCAGCGCTTACGCTGGTGTAACCTTCTTTTAAAGTGCTTATTTCACGAATAGAAGTAAGCGGAGCTAACAAGCTTCCAGTGGATGTTCCGACGTAAAGGTCGTAGTCGAGCTTTAAGTCCTCAGTAAGATATTGAATCACACCTCCTGCCCAAGCTCCTTTTGAACCTCCACCAGAAAGACAAAGAGCTCTTTTTATTTTACGTTCCATTTGTGTAACTATTAAAACCTTGCTTATATAAGCTTAAAAATGATAATGGTAAATACCTATTTAGATTAATCTAAAAATGTATTATAAACACACTCTTAAGTACTCTTTTTAATAAATAGGTAAACTAATATCTCAAGCCGCTACAAAACTTTTTTCTGCCAGCTATTTATAGGAAATAACAATAAAAGCTACAATAATGGCAGATATGTTTCGACCTGTTCCTATCGAGCAGGAACCAAAATTAAAAAATCGATTTGTGCTAGAGTTCCCAACGGAGCTTGCTATCGATTCGTATATGGTTCAAACTACGAAAGCGCCTTCACTGAACATCAAATCAGTTGAGATACCATACATGAATACTTCGACATTCGTCGCTGGTAGAGCCGTATGGCAAACAATGGAGGTTTCATTCATTGACGTGATTGGTCCCTCTACGACTCAAAAATTGATGGAGTGGGTACGACTTCACTTTGAATCAGCTACGGGACGTGGCGGATACGCAGTTGGATACAAAAAGAACCTTGTACTGAAAGGGGTAGACGGACCTGGAGTTGAAATTCAAAAATGGACCCTTATCGGATGCCAAATAGTAGACGCAAGCTTTGGAGATTACGATTATAGTTCTGATGATTTGATTATGCCTACCCTGACCCTCCAACCAGACAGGTGTATTCTCAGTAATTAAGAAATTCACAACAAAACACACAAAAACCCTCACAGTAGGGTTTTTTGTGTGATATATTATGGCTGGAGTTATAAAGATATACCGACGATTCAGAGTACTCACGTTTTCAAACAGTGGGGGTACAAACATCGAGTCATATACAGTTATAAACCCAGCATCTCTTACTGCTGATGTATACAACGCATCGACTGGTGATTCCCTTGTGGAATCAGGAGCAACAATAACAAATCAAGAAGTAGGATTCTATTTCGCAGACCTCGACGAGATTCTCTATAACACAGATGATAATTACGAGATTTATTGGAGAGTTAAGTACACTGCTGATTCCCCAGTAAAGTTACAGTATACCCGATTCAAGTTTAAGATGTCTCCGACAGTGGGACGAGAAATAGAAGTAGAAATGCTTAACAACAAACCACTAGATTTTACAGTAGTTAGTAACCAATTCACAACGTCATAATGCCTTTAAGTCAAAGAGATTTCATCATCAAGCAAAACGATACTCTGCCAGTGTTGCGAATTTGTGTGTTTGATTACTCCAATCTCACGACTAGGATACCATTCAACATGACTGGGGCTACCGCTGTTACATTTTCAATGGTGGATAGACATGGGAATTACAAAGTAGCTGGAGCCGCTGGCTCGCTACAATCTATATCAGGCGGAACAATCCAATACAATTGGGCGGCTGTGGATACAAACGAAGCTGGTAAATACAGAGGAGAATTTCAGCTTTATTACAACGGTGGAAATAGATTATCCATTCCTCAGCAAGGATACATCAACATCGAAATACCGCCAGACATCATTCCAAATTAAGATACGTCTTAATATAATCTGAGTTGAATATAAAATGAGTCGCCACACTCCTAAGCCCGTCAACTTTTTTATAAAACCCAAAACTTATTTGAGTTTTTTTTCGGTCCTCTTCAAAAAAGCTGAGACGAATACTTGGAAGATATTCATTGCTGTCAATTCCTAGCCCTTCCGAAAGAGTTTTTTGAGAATTTAGTATAAGATTTTCTACATTATCTCCACCTTTATCAAGCAATGTATTATATGCCAAAATATTTATAGACACGACAAAAACTGAATTCCTTAGGGTTTCTAAATCTATTTTTCTATGCCACTTCATCCTGCTTGACTATAGGCCCTTTTCCTTTTATCCACATCCTCAACTCCTCAACAGTAAACCAGCCATAATTAACAATTCTTTGTTCAGTTGGATTCAGCCAAAAAATGACGCTGAATTTGGTTTTATGTTTTTCCATATCCTCCTTATTCAGTTTTTTTGGAGATAAAGCAAACCAACTCTTACCAGCTTTCTTCAAACGCTTTTCAATCATTGTGAGTCGCGCATATTCTAACATGTTGATGTGGTTCAGGTCTGCTTGAGCCATTTCCTTAACATCATCTTCTGAATAAGCTCTAAAATCCAAGATATATAATCCCGCTCCTGCAAATGGGTTTAAACTACCTCCTAATCCTACAAGTAAATTTTTTGATTTAATCACATCCTTTAGGGCGTCAAAAATATCTTCATTGGTAAACACTGCTCTGAGATTGTTTTCATCCCACTCAGACCAAAGAAACCCTTCTGGTGGCTCTTCTCTTTCTAGTTCATAATAAGAAAGCATATTACATCGCCCTTCCCTTAAAGCACTTTCTTGGTCATCAGCATAAATCGATATGCCTTTTGTTTCGAGAAAAAAAGCAATTTTCTTTTTGTATCCATTTTTTTTCTCGTGACTTATTTGAGTCCCTTTTCGATGCCAATAATCAAACTTACCCAACACAATGTTTTCGTAGTTGTGAACCATCCTGGTTTCTGCCCCTAAAACACTTTTAGTGACAATACCCAGGGTTTTATTATAAACCCTGTCGTTTTGCTCTAGTTTTCTTCGAATGCCCTTTATTCCCCATTCATGTTCGGAGCAATGGTCATATCCAAGGCATAAGCCTTGTATTTTACTATCTTCGCCAATCACTGTGACTTCACTATATGCTTTTCTCATTTTCTGTGTCTAAAAGATTTCTTTTTATCGAACCCTGCGTTCAATAATTTTGTGGCATCATCTCGTGTGTCGGTGGTGTCGGGTTCGTTGCGAGCACTCATCCAACTATAAATTTCTTGAAACATCTCTTCTGCAGGAATATAACCAGCGAAATTCACAACCTCAAGTTTTGGCCAATTCTTAGTATCTTGACTACTATAGCCCGTAACCCAAACAACAGCACAATTTTCTCTCGCGTTAAGGTCAGTTGGAGCTGGTTTGGGGTCAATTCGGTCTTTCCGTTTTAAACCAGCATCAAAATAAAGCATTTTCAACCCATCATCCAGCCAACTTTTTGAACGCATTTTTCCGAAAGGAATAGCACTGTCTCCCCAGTGAATTACACCTTTATGGTCAATAAGCCCTGAGTGAAGCATTCCGCACACAGCTACTTGAGCCACGCTGAATTCGCCTTCTCGCGTTGGGTTTGAAACAAAAGGCACAAAGCCTTTGGTTCGGTCGATTGTGACTTTTTCATCTATCCCGTAATGGTCTACAAGATAATCATAATAGTCTTTATACTTGCTAATAATTTTCATGTTACCATATATACGCAAGATTGAGAGTTTGGTTTCATGTAACTCTTATTTGTTTTCCCCGTATATTAAAGCATGTATCCAATATCTAGAGAAACCGTTAAATCAATCGCCTCCATTGTACCTGGCGTATTCGACTCTCTTGCGTCAAATCGCAAGAGGATACCGAAAGATGTTACAATATCCACAATCGCCTCCATACTGTCTGAGCATGGATATAAAGGCGAAGCATTAGAGCTCGCGAAAAAAAGAATGGAAGATAGTTTCAAAATACCTTTTGGAGAAGCAAAGTCGTACCCCAAAGATAGGCTTGCAGATGAAGTCCATCACATTCTTAATTTTCTCCACCTAGCTCCTTTTATGAAAACATTTGTGTTTGTGGACAATCTGACTGAAGACATCACCTATAGAGAGATTGAAGTCAACACCACGCTGACTTCGGAGGAGATACAAGATATCTTGCCGACCAAAGTTACTCAGGAAAAATTTGAGAGGATTTTGAAAGACTCACCATACCAGTTTTCACTTCGTTGGTACAAAACTCTTTTTACCCCAATGAGTAGACTGGCTCAGTTCGAAAAGATATATGCAAATATAGCGGAAAAAAATCTCAACACAGATTAGGGAAAAGCTGCACGCACAAAAAAAGGGCTCACCGTGATGGCAAGCCCCTGTATATTATGTAATCTTAAGTGGATTATTACAAGTTAGTTATCAAAAATCCTCAAATCGGGCCCCAGTCGGAAGGACTTGGAATATTAAGTCTATGAACTCTACCGCTCTTGTTGGCTTGATTTGAATCTTACCAATTAACATGTTTCTATCGACTGTGTCTGACGTATTGTTAGAATCATCCATTGTGACTTTAAAAGCTGAGATACCTCTTTGATTTTGTATTTGAAGCAAAATCGGCTCAACTTTCGCTAAGAACTGGTCTCTTACTGTCTGGTCGTTTTGTTCAAACAACAGTGTAAGTGATGCAGCTGCTACAAGCCTCTGAACTCTCAACATCAGCCTTCTTACATTGATTCTGTCAAGTGCAGACTCTCTAACTTGCAATGTTTTCTGGCCTTGAATTTGAACTCCACTCTGAGTAAATGTCGCGATTGGGTTGATTCTACCTGCATATAGAGTATCACGCTGAGACTTTGTAAGCTTAACGTCTGCTCTGATAACGTTTCCTGGCATAACACCCCTAATCTGACCTGCTGGTGCAAACCATGATTGATATTTGTTATCAGTAAAGGCCATTGCACGTACTACAGCGTATGTCGGAGACATGTATACGTAACGTCCAGTGTTGATGTCTTCAACTTGAATCCAAGGCCAGTATGTAGCTGCATATGAGCTATCAATTCCAGTTGATTCTAAGTTAGAAACAGCGGTTTCAGGGTCTCCTTTCACTGTGTCTACAGTAAGTCTTGGTGCGTCAATAACGTAGAGCAAATCAACTCTATCTTCAACAAGGTTAAGCGCATACTTAACAAGTGTTTCGTTATTAGAATAATCAATTCCTGGTGTGGTAATCAAGTTGATATCAACAGCTTCTGACGACTCCATCGTGTCAATTGCTGTTTTAAATGCGGACACATTGCTTGTATAAGCATCTGTGAATTCAGAGTACAATGAACTTGAATCAAAAGTTAAGTACTTGTTAAATCCATCAAAACCACCATAAGGAAGAACTGTAAATTTCAATTTAGCTCTGTCAACAACTGTTGAGTTTGTCTTTGTGTATGCTGAAAGCGCTGCTTTGTCTCCAGAAGAATAAAGCGCAGCAGGAGCTGTGCTCTCCATGTGGAATCCAAGAGTAGTAGTTTTGCTTGTTGCTGTTCCTCCTGGGTATTGAAAAATATCATGTTCAACGTTTTGAGCAGCATTTTTTACAGAAACCTGAGAAGCTGTAATAGATGTGTATCCTAATTCAGATACACCCATATATGTTTTAGAAACTGTGTCATCAGAAAGATAACTGGTTTTGAAGTATATATTTGGTGCAACTGTAGTTGAGCCAGAAGCCATACTTCTCAACGAGTACCCCTTAAACCCTGCTGGAAGAGCATCGCCTGGATAGCTCTCTGCAAGTTCTAATTTGATAAACATAGACCTAGATGGGTAATTTCCGTCCTGCGTTCCAACTATTTTCCCACAATACCTACTTGAAGCAGGATTCATAGATAGCCTTGAGAACCGTTCCAACACACTAAAGCTATTAGCATCACTGTCTTCGTATTTCCTAATAATTAGGTCAAACAAACTATTTGTTGTGTCGAGGTTAGCAACTGAAACTTTAACTTCTCTGTTTGACGAGTTACCATCTGAGATAGTGTGAACCTTAAATAAATTATGAACATCTCCACCAATTACCTCAGATACAATCCAAGGAGTTACAGCGTGAGTGTAGTCGCTTGCGTAATCTGTCCACGCAGAAGTTGAGTTATAAATAAGCTCTGGGTGGATTCCATATATTTCTGCTCTAGCCTTTGCCTCTCTAATAAAGTGAGGATAGATAGATTCAACATAAAAATCATAAGCACCAACTGCAACCTCAGGAGATTTTCCAAGAAGTTTAGCGATGTAGTCATTTTTAGTCTCATCTAAAGATACAGTAATACTTGAGTTTGTTAGAGCTGTAAGTGGCCCAGTTGTCGCAGAAAGAGTAAATGAAGCCGACGTTGAACCAGAGGTAGTGTTACCTATTATAATGTCTGTTTGCGTGTCATAAAATGCTACGCCAGCGTTTGACTTCTTTGAACGCAAAACCGCTAGCGTTGTTCCTGATTTACTCCCAGAAGTGCCATTACTGAAATCAGCTGTAATAATCCAAGCTGGACCATTTGTGAACCCACCTTCACCGAGAACTCTTGTCACGGTAAGGTCATTGGACTGGCTTAAGAATGCATTGGCAACATAGGTGGAAGGATATTTAAAATCCGTTGCACCATATCTCAAAAGGAATTCATCTCCGCCATTAACACGAATCGCTTCGCCTGCGGGACCCTTTGGAGTCTTGCCAACAATTCCAAGTCTGGTCAGACCAATTCTAGAAGCAAATGCTGTAAAGTCTTGTTCTCTTGTGTAAACTCCAGGTGATACGAAAATTGTTGCCATTTTTTATAGTTTGTCGTGTTGTATTTTTTTGTCGTTTTCCTTATCTTCCAGCGTTTGTTACGAAAACAAAAGCGCATACTTCACGCTGATATTTTATTAGTGCCATTATAGTTATAAGTGTAAACTCTTTATGCTATTGAGCTACTTTCACTCTTACTTTAGTGATTGTATTGCCCTGTGTTGTATAAATAGTCAGAGAATTTAGTTGTGAGCTCCTAAAGGGGTAAGAATTGTAACTTTCAGCAACCATCTGCATGGTATTAAAAACCACACATTTTAACTTGTTGTTCGTTTTTAAGCTTCAATCTCCCAAGTCCCATTAGTTTGTCTTCCGACTTCTTTTAATGAATTAACCACGTGATTGTTAGCTAGCCCTGGAGTAGTAACCTCTATAAAATTAGATTCTGCTGTACCAGTACCAGAAGTGGTCCTATTCACAATGTATTGGCGAGATAAAACCTGGTCCGCATGCGTTAAATTAGGAAGTGTTCGCTTTTCATATGCAGCAAATTTTTCTTTTTGAGTCGTATTGCTCCATTTGTACATAAAAATAGCAGCTGTAGACCTGTTGTTGGTGATTTTCATTTCTAATTAAGTTTCCTATAAATAGGACAGAAAAGCACCAAGACTTTATATTAATAATGAGTTCTTATACCGAAAATATTAGTAATTCTGTGACCAAACCCAGAGCCACCCGCTTTTGTTTGGTCTATAGTTAATTCAGGAGCCGAACTGTCAAACCCAAACATAGCTTCTGTCGCATTTTCGCTTTCACCTAAAAGGCAATACATTCTGTTATCGCTTCTTTCCCCATTAAAGAATTCTCCAGCCCAATCATATAAACCCGCCGTTAGAAAAGCGCCCATAGGACCTATGGTCATCTCATTAACGCTGTAAGGTCTCCAGTTTGAAAATCCTGAATAAGAAAAGACTTTTAAATAATCAATCCAACTTTCCCAACTGGCCCCGTCTGATGTTGTTGTATTCATGTTAAAAGCGCTTCCGCTAGTTATGTAATTTAAATACATGCCTACACCTGTAAAATGGTCAATAACATAGTTATTTATTGCTCCCGTGTAATTATGACCATTAAAATCAACATGCGCCCACAAGCTAGAGGCGCTTGAATCACTTTTGTTTCCAAGACTATCTGTGAATCTAAACTTGTTGCCAAAAAAATTATTGTTTGACAAATAAGTCGGAGCAATAAGGTCAGTGCCATCTCCTATAGTTCCATGATAAGTTTCTCTAACGTCACTCTCGGTAGCAGTGTAACTTAGAGCAGCAGCAACAACTGTGCTAGCGGTAACTGCATTGAAATCATACGAACCATTTTTAGCATGCCACTCCGTATCGCCTGTTCGATAAACGGTCCCATCTATAAAAGGAGAGGGTCTTTGATAAATTATTTGAGTCCCACTCCCGCCTCCTGAAAAATTAGTATGAACTTGGTTATTATAGGCAAAAGTTGTCCCTGATTGGCCATCAGAATTTATAATGGAAAATTGAGGGATTTGTATTTGTCCGTTTAAAGGGTAAATGCTTGGCATGAAAGCTAAAGTTCCACCAGTAGAGTTCCTATAAACTACATCTCCAATCGTATAAGCAGAAACTGCTGGCCACGTATCTACTGTTCCACCAGAAGAATTTAAAATGCTTATGTCTGATAATGGATAAGTCCCAAAACTAGTATACCCAGTTACAAAGCTGCTATTTGAGTTTTCTACTGTAACTATTCCTGAAAAATTTGTATAAACAGTTCCAGACAAAACCGTATTAGCAGACATCCCTGAAGAGTCGATTATGTCAATATTAGGGGCAGTCATTTCTAAATCATAATAGATGGGCAAAAATGACAAAGACGCTCCATCGCTATTAATCCATGATATATCATCTAAGAAAAAGCTGGAACCTCCACCAGAAATTGAGAATATCTGTTTAGGTCTGTTATTTGAAATTTTTAAATCTGAGACAACATATGCAAAGCTATCACCAGGACCAAGCGTAGTATCGAGTTTTAAAACTCCAGCAGAGTTTGATACAACACCTGTAGCAGCTGCTACGGTAAACACTCCGTTTGGAGCCAAGTTCGCAAGAGTTCCTCCTGAAAAATTAAATACTACACCCGCAGACAAACTTCTAGTCTGACCCTGTTCGGCGTCATTAAAAACTGTTCCACCAGTGTGATTAAGAACTGTAACAGCCTCTAACGGGTATGAACTCGAAGGCCCTAGTGTTGCTACTGTTCCGCCTGATGACCATAAAATATTAACAGCTTCCACTGTAAATCTTCCACTCGGCGCCAAGCTCGCAAGAGTTCCTCCTGAGTAATCGAAAACAGTAGAATCAGGAGCAAGGAACGCGCCTTGTGCCGTTACTGTCCCAACTGTTCCACCAGTGGAATTAAATATTGTTGAATCTGTAATTGTTCCGCTTAGCCCGCCAGAAATTAAAGCTAGTGTACCACCTGTAGAATCTAATACAGTCGCATTAGCGCCTGCAGGCACAACATAAATTTCCCCTGGAGCCAGCGTTGCAAGAGTAGTCCCAGACACATTTAATACAGTCGATGCTGAGATTATGTAGCTCTGACCAGCTGCGACGGAAGATAATAAGAAATTATTGTAACTGTACACATTAACTGGGTCGCAGCTATTTCTAAATGGTCTAGCTGAGCTTTGACCGCCAAAAGTTTTTGCTACCCCCTGATTCTCAGAGCCGTCCTCACACATTTTAACGACAACCTTATTGATTGTGGTCTTTTTTTCGTGGTCAGATGGGTCAAAAAGTTTTCCATGCACCACAAGTGGAGCAGAAATCTGAAATACTCTTTCATCATCAATGCTTGATACCTGATTGTCTTCTGATGGTTCTCCTAGGATTGAACGAATCTGATGACCATTAATATTCATATATCCTTGCCCATCTGAGAAGCCATCTCTGAGAATTTCTTGATAGAAAACGTTTACGTCTACCATGTAAGAGGTGACAAGTCGAATTTCATAGTCACAATCTACCCAAGTAGCTTGTCTAACCATATACTTGTCGTACCCCATTAAGGTTCCATCAAAAGTCCTAGGTCTTGTGAACCCAAATTTTTTCATCCATGGAATAGTTCTTCTGTTGGGTGATGTACCCTGCTTAATTCCTTTTCTAGATACTGCTATAAACGGTCTTTGAATTTCTTCTCCGTTTTCATTAGTCAAGCTTTCCCAGTAATTCTTTCGCTGAGCAAACAACTCTTGATTAAGCCAAATAATAGGGACGCGACGTTGACGACCACTCTGGTCCATCATCGTGATGTTGAGACCTTCAAAAAAGTTTTTTACACCAAGGTCAATATCCTCTAACTCAATTTTCTGAGGCAGGAAGTTATGGTTCTCGTGCTGACTATCTAAGTTGTCTCCAATATTGTCCAGAATTGACATCTACAAAGTGTTTCTTGTAAATAGGTTGCGAAAAGAAAGCGGATGTGCGTTATAACTCAAAAAAAAGGATTATATATTGAATCAATATTAATTATTTGTAAGAGTCTTTCTTCTGAAACCCTTCGGCAATCATTAAGTCAGTATAACTGCTTCCGTCTTCCATAAACACCTCGGCTACGTATCGATACTTCCCTTTTTTTGCAGACCTCAACACTACTTTTTTTCCTTCCAGCAATTCTTTAGCTCTAGCCTTAGCTGCTTCACCATGAGCTTCTTCCGCCTCTGTTTTAGGTCTCCAGGTTTCAGGAGTGTCAAAATAAGCTTCGTCATCTTTGATTCTAAACCTGATTCTGTTTGTTGTGTTAAACCCTAAATCAACCAAGCAGTCAATCGTGTCTCCGTCTACTACGTTTTCAACCGTAGCGTTGTATATGTATTCTGGCACCTTCATTATCTAGCGTTAAATTGGTCTTCATCGACTTCTTTTGCTTTTATGGTGATGTAGAATCTTCTATCACCAGCCCAAGAGTTTTGGTTGTTTATTTGAGCGTACCCATCCTCATGAATTTTGAAAAACTGACCTTTAAATTCCAGGTAGTCCCCCACTTTTAAATCCATAACGACATCTTGGTCATTCTCTAGAACAACTAAACCAAGTTCTTGTAAGTGTTCAAGGTATAAATGAGCTTCCATTGTGGCATGACCACGTTTAATTGGTCCCCCATCAATATGCATCGTTGTATCCTCGGATTGAGTATTTATCCGTCCGAACACCTCAACAGACTCTTTATAAACTTTATGTTTGGTTTCACCATAAAGAGGGTGAACAGAGGTTTGCTGCAGGTCTATCCTGTAGAGCAAGAAACTCTCCTGCAACCATCCCTCTGTGATTTCGCGACCTAAAGAAGAAAACAACTCTGCCTCTTCCTTTCCAAAAAACATTCTTACACCTTTCTGGGTAGAATTATGGTCCTCTACTTCTTGAGGTTTTCTTCCAATATCGTTTAAATCGTCGCTCATTTCTTATTATAGTTTTCCTTTGTTTTCTTTTTATGACACACAGTGCACAGGGTTTGAAAGTTATCTAGTGTGCATCCGCCACCACCATGTCTAACCTCAATGATATGGTCTGCTTGCCACACATCAGCTGGCTCGTTACATTCGGCGCAAACGTCCTTGTCTCGTTTCTGTATTTCCTCTCGGATAACCTTAGTGTCACCTTTGATTATCTTAAACTCTTTAACGACCTTGTTTGTACATTTTGTGCTTGCCCACCGTTTCTGTCTCCCTGATAGCTCTTGTCCGCATCCGCAGTCACAAAAACCGTCTTTTTTTGCAGGGTACAAATGATGAACTCGAAGCTGAGTCTGATAGCGTTTGAATTTATCAATCTCTACTATTTCTTTACTCTTCCTGCTCGCCCTCCTGCGGCCCTTCTTTCTTTTTGCCATTAACTTTTTCCTTCTCTGATGCTTTAAGGATACTATCCGCAATCCACCTGCTGTATTCCCCTGGCTCCATTAGTATATCCAGATATCAAGCGGTCCGAAACTTTGAGATTTGTTGAGATTTTCTTGAATCGATGCCCTGTCTTCCATAATCTTTCGGAAGGAGAGTCTTTCGAGTTCATCCTCTAGTTTTTTATATAACCTATCCATCTCACGATTGGATATGTCAAGCAGTGTATTTGAGTTTAATCGGAGCTCCGCGTCTGGGATAGGCAATTGTCCGTCAAACTTTCCTCGAATCATTGGCCCAAGTGTTCTTGCGGCCAAAGCGAACGTATAATCCAGAACCCACTTCTTTGACTTGTCGTTTAATTGGTCATAATTTAGATTATGGAATCCTGCATCAGCAAAAGAACTAACAAGCCCGTTTCCTTGTTCAGTGCTTGTCGATGCAGTGTAACCAGGGTTTGCTGAAGTTCCAGAATATTCTGGGTTTCCATTTCCTGAAGTCCTATCGTAGTATCTATAGTAACATGTTCCTGGTGTTCCAGCACCACCTCCAATACCAACACTAGACCCAGCGGTCGATGTGTTTCTTGGAATTGGATATAGTCGTACTCGTTTTGTTCCATCTGGCCCTGGGTGTATACTGTACGAGTATTCGTGCCCACGAACCCTGTTCCTCATTTCCGCAGCCTGCGCAGTCATGATAGTGTCAAACACAGGCATTACGTGATACATTGAATGTCCAGCGAAAGATGCGCCGAATTCTGAAAATGCAATATTAGTATTAGCGAACGGGTCAAGACCAAACAAATTGATAAACGACGGAGTAAACCAAAGAATCTCGATAACTTCTCGATTCGCTTGTATAAGGTAGTCTTGAGTTCCCCCAGTAAGCTCTATAACCCCTGTTTTAAGCTCTCTATTTCCATTAGCACCTAATCCAATCTGTTCACCAATAGAAGATGCCCAAGAGCGTTCAAAATACTGCGTGTTTGCTACATATTTTAATGTCAAATCAATTTCACTAGGTACACCTAAAATTTCAGCAAGCTGATTTTGAAGAAACCAGTCTGCAACGTGTACAGAATATTCTTCAATACTATGACATACCATCGCTTCAAATTGCTCATCACGAAGTTCAACCTTAACAACAGGCGCACCCAGCAACATCTTAATCCTGTTGTATATTCTACTCTTTTCTGATGATGTGACCCCTGTTAGGCAGCCGATTATTGATGCGCTCATTTGTTTTTTATTATCCTAGTAATCTATTTCCTCTATTTGCTAGTGCCCTAAAGCCAACAAAAGCTCCTGAACCAACATTAACACTGCTACATAGAACATTCACATACTGTCCAGCAGCTAAAGTCACAGTTAAATTTCCTCCTCCGAGTGCTACAATTGTTACAGCGCCCCCTGATGTGCAGTATACTTGGTGCACAGTAGATGCGGAGACGCCATCTCCGCAGATGTGCTTCCCATTTGCCCCTGAAGCAAAAGGGACTATTGTGTAATTTGCGTTGTGTTGTGCCATTTTATAAGTCTTTCTATTAAATAGGTTGAAAATAAGCTTCTACAGAGGGTTTGCGTTAGCAAAACCTGACCTATTTATGGACATGGTGCATTTCGAGAGAAAAGATTTTAATAATAAATCTAAGCGGGAAAAAAAGGATTTTATAGACAATCTCCTAGAAAAGGGCATTCGTTTGAATAAAGACGAAACTGTTGCAGCTACGAAAGCGCAAAAAAAGTGCTATATTAATGTTTTAATTGCACAAATAAAAGAGCTTGAACGCCACGAAATTGAAGCTGCTACTCATTCTCAAATGGAGAAATACATCGAAAAAAAGCGGTGGGTATCTATAGCTGAGTTCGGTCAATTGCCTTTCAACCTAAAAAAACTGTATATTGATGTGGTTTTGTCAAAAAAAACAGGACTTTCTGATGCTGAGTTTGATGCAGCTCCTCATAAATTAAAAAAATACTATTGCAATAAAACGCTAGAACTTGGGCGTGAAATGGGTCCTAAAATGTTTTCTTTCTTATCTAAAAAAGACCAATGTACATACATTGATATGACTTTAGCTGACGGAAGAAAGTTAACAATAGAGTATGAGATTTTTATGAAAGTCCCAGCAAAGCTTCATTACAAGAAGGCCGTGCAGGCTCATCCTTTTATTTGGGAAACCCAAATTAGAAATCAAATTAGAAAAATACTATTGGAGGCTGGTAAAAAAAATACCCTTGCTGGAAGCTAGCAAAAATATTACTGAGTTGCTAAGAAATGTAATGTAAGTTATTCCAACATTGGAAATGATTATAATTGTAAAATAAAAAATATGGAAAAAGCAACATATATACTGAACCAAGACGATACAAATGCAATCCAGGAGGCAGTTGAAACTTATGTATATGACAGTCCGTGGCAAAAAACAGTACTCAAAGTTTACAAAAAAACCCTAGCAAAAAACTGGGTCAAAGCAGTTTTTATTTTGATTTGGCTAATTGACAGCATTCTTTATATGAGCGGTAAATCTGGAGGGTGGGGATTATGGGTTTCTATAACTTATTTTGTGAGCCTATTTTTTGCTCTACTAGTAAGTCATTTAGTTCAAGGCTTTAGATGGAGAGCTGCTTATAGAGATTTTAAAAGAAACACTGAAATTTTTCACATTCCCTTAATAGACTTCAGAATCATGGGTCGTCGCTTTATAAAGTGAAACTTTATATGGTTAAAATCGTAATAATTCTGCGTATTGTAATATTTTATCTATATACTTGCAACTGACTTCAAAAGACAATGACAACATTTTCTCTAAATAACAATTTTAATAACATCGCCAATCGGCTGATGAATAAGGTTGTTATGTCCAATTAAGGGATAGAAAAACATCGATATTCAAAAGCCGCTACTAAGCGGTTTTTTTTGTGCCCAAACTTTTTTAAAATAAACAAATGAAAACAAGACAAGGATGGATTCGTTCCGTGCGTAAATCCAAAGCATTAACATTCTTAGCCGTCACGGACGGGCAAGAGGAATTTCAAGTAACAATAAAACACTCAGACTGCGAAGTCTCCCTAGGGTTATCTGCTGGAGCGTCTATTCAAATGCAGGGTGAAGATGGGAGAACCCCCAGGGGAGATTATGAATTCAAAGCAACTTCAATTGAGGTTCTTGGCGAGTCTGGAGAAGATTACCCAGTTCAGCCTAAATTTCACTCTTCAAGCTTTCTTAGAACGATTCCTCAGACACGAGGGCGAGACCGACGCATGTGCGCTATTATGCACGCACGAAGCGAAACAAGCTTTGCATTACACTCGTTTATGCATGAGGAGTCAGTATCTCAATATCACACACCGATTATGACCAGCTCAGATTGTGAGGGTGCTGGAGAACAGTTTTCAGCCGAATCAGAATGGCTCAAACGACATTTAACGGTTTCGGGTCAGCTTCATGGAGAAGTTGGTATGATGGCGTTGGGGAAAATCTACACTTTTGGTCCATGTTTTCGAGCTGAAAAATCATCAACCAGAAAGCATTTGTCTGAGTTCTGGATGATTGAACCTGAGCTGGCTCATTATGACTTAGAGCAAATAATGGATTTTGCCGAGTCTATGCTGAGAATGACAATTGCCAAAGTGGCTGTTTCACTTGGTAAAAGTGGCCATCAAAAAGAGTTGGGAGTAACCTTGGAATCACTTAAATCTGAGGTTGGTGCCAGGTATTCTCGAATAACATATCAAGAAGTATGTGATGAGTTTGGTTTGTCATATGGAGAAGATGTAGGAACTGAACTAGAGCGTGAAATAGTTGCGCACCACAAAGGCCCTGTGTTTATCACTCACTGGCCACAGGACCTCAAACCATTTTATATGAAGAGAGAAGGTGGAAAGGCAATTTGTTTTGACCTGGTGTTCCCAGAAGTTGGAGAGTTGATTGGAGGCTCTGTTCGAGAAGAGGACCACGATACGCTAAAAACTCAAATGGAAGAAGCTGGCGTGGATTCAAAATCTATGCAATGGTATCTAGACACTCGTAAATGGGGGACGGTTCCACATGCTGGGTTCGGAATGGGATTTGAGCGCCTGGTTATGTTCTTGACGAAAGCGGAGAAGATTCACGATGTGATTCCTTTTCCCGTTAGTTACTAATGTAACCCTTATTGAAAATTAACGTATATTTTTTCATAAACACAGCGATGTTTGGATTGGACCAATACAATAATACTTAAATTGGTATGAAACTGAAAACGGCACAAACAGATGCATGCAAAAAGCAATTGCTTCGTCGTGGGTTCAAAGACGATAAGTACAGCTCGCAGGTTTTGCGTCTTGGTGGAGACAAGCCAGGTGAAGTGGTTTATGATGCGTGGTTCCCTAATGATGGATACCCCAGTGATTGGTCTGTTGAAATCGACAAAGGGACTGCTGGCCCCAAAAACAGCATCGGTTGGTATGATTGGGATTGGACCAACACAATAAAACTTAGATTGGTATGAGACTGAAAACGGCAAAAGATGCATGCAAAGAACAATTGATTCGTAGTGGGTTTAAAACCAAGTACAGCTCGCAGTGGTTGAGTCTTGGAGGAGACAAGCCAGGTGAGGTTTATGATGTGTGGTTCCCTCGTGGATACCGTTGGGATTGGTTCGTTCGAATCACCAAAGGGACTGTTGTTGGCTACAAAGACAACGGTGATTGGGATTCTTCCAGTACAATAATACTTACATTTGTATGAGACTAAAAACAGAAAAAACAAATGCAAAAGATGCAACAGATGCATGCAAAGAGGCACTGATTCGTGGTGGGTGTGAAACCATGACGAACAGCACAGAGGGGCTGCATCTTGGAGGAGACAAGCCAGGCGAGGTTTATGATGTGTGGTTCTATTGTGATGGACACCTTGAGGGTGAATTTGTTCGAATTTACAAAGGGACCGCTGCCTCCAAAACCAGCATTGGCTTTGTTTTTTGGGATAGGACCAACAAAATAATACTTAGATTGGTATGAAACTGAAAACGGCACAAACAAAAGACGCAACAGACGCATGCAAAGAGGTATTGCTTCGTGGTGGGTTTGAAAACGTGACGTACAGCGTGCGTCTGTTGCGTCTTGGAGGAGACAAGCCAGGCGAGGTTTGTGAAGCGTTGTTCCCTCCTGATGGATACCGTTGGGATTTGTTTGTTACAATCCACAAAGGGACCATTTGGCCTGCCCCCAACGGTTTGGGTAATTGGGATTGGACCAACACAATAATACTTAGATTGGTATGAAACTGAAAACGGCACAAACAAAAGACGCAACAGATGCATGCAAAGAGGCATTGATTCGTGGTGGGTGTGAAACCACGACGTACAGCTCGCAGGCTTTTGAGTTGCGTCTTGGAGGAGACAAGCCAGGCGAGGTTTATGATTTGTGGTTCCCTAATGATGGATACCTTGAGGGTGAATTTGTTCGAATCTACAAAGGGACTGTTGTTGGCTACAAAGACAACGGTGATTGGGATTTTTCCAATAGAATAATCCTAATATTGGTATGAAACTAAAAACGGCAAAAGATGCATGCCAAGAGGCACTGATTCGTCGTGGGTTCAAAAAACACAATGGGGACATGTGGCGGTTGCGTCTTGGAAACAAATCAGGTGAGGTTTATGAAGCGTGGTTTCCTGGCGATGGATACCGTAGGAGCGGATTCGTTCGAATCTACAAGGGGACCGTTGGGGGCTCCAAAACCATCAGCGGGGTTGATTGGGATTGGACCAGTACAATAAGACTTAGATTGGTATGAAACTGAAAACGACAACAAAAGATGCATGCGATGCAAGCGATGCATGCCAAGAGGCATTGATTCGTGGTGGGTTCGAAGACACGACGTACAGCTCGCGGGCTTTTGAGTTGCGTCTTGGAGGAGACAAGCCAGGTGAGGCTTATGATGTGTGGTTCCCTCGCGATGGATACCGTTGGTATTTATTTTTTCGAATCCACAAAGGGACCATTGGGCCTGCCTCCAACAGTTCGGTTGATTGGGATTGGACCAGTGAAATAAGGCTTAAATTGATATGAGACTGAAAACGACAACAGCAAACGCATGCCAAGAGACATTGCTTCGTGGCGGGTTCGAAGACGCGAACAACCCACAGTGTTTGGTTTTGCAACTTGGTGGAGAAAAGCCAGGTCCAGTGATTTATCAAGTGTGGTTTCCTCACGATGGAGACCGAAGGGATTGGTTCGTTCGAATCCGCAAAGAAACCGTTGCTGGCCCCAAAATCAGCGATGGTTGGGTTGATTGGGATTGGACCAATGTAATAACACTTATATTGGTATGAGACTAAAAACAGCAACAGATGCATGCCAAAAAGCATTGATTCGTGGTGGGTTCGAAGCCTCGATAAGGCACCTCTGGCGGTTGTGGCTTGGTGAAAAAAAGTCAGGTGAGGCTTATGAAGTGTGGCTCTCTCCTGATGGATACCGCAGTGATTGGTTCGTTCGAATCCATAAAGGGTCTTTAGTTACGCTTGCCTCTAAAGACCATCGTGGCTTTATTGAATGGGATTCTTCTAATCCTATAACACTTATATTTGTATGAGACTGAAAACGGCAAAAACGACATCAACAGAGGCATGCAAAGAACAATTGATTCGTGGTGGGTTTAAAACTATCAGCCCGTGGCAGTTGCGGCTTCAAAATAAGCCAGGTGAAGTGGTTTATGGAGCGCACTTCCATTCTTATGGATACCTTGGGGATAGATTCGTTCGAATCGACAAAGGGACCGTTGTTGGCCCCAAAACCATCAGCTTTGTTTCTTGGGATTGGACCAATACAATAATATTTAGTTTGGTATGAGACTGAAAACAGCACAAACAGATGCATGTAATGCAAGTGATGCATGCAAAGACGCATTGATTCGTGGTGGGTTTGAACCCACGAAGCGGTACCCATATTTGGTAGCGTTGCGTCTTCAAAACAGGCCAGGTGAGGTTTATGAAGTGTGGTTTCCTGATGGATTCCCTGGGGATTGGTTCGTTGAAATCCACAAGGGGACCGCTAGGCCTGTCCCCTGGATTGAATGGGATTGGACTACAATAAGACTTATATTGGCATGAGACTAAAGACAACAAAAATTGATATGAGACTAAAAACGACAACACAACAAAATGTAACTTGAAACTTTTTCTGGTTTATTGCGTATATTGGTTATGCTATTAAAAACAACCCGTTACATATCTAAATACTAGTTTATGATGAAATGGAATCAAAATGATGGAGGTCGAGTCGAGGCTGGCTTCGAACCCACAGATGGAGCTTGTGTTTATCGAGCTGTAGCTATTGTTACTAAGGAGCCATACCAAAAAGTTCATGATGTTCTGCTTAAACTAAGCTTGGATGATGACCCCAAGCATGAGGGTAGTGGAGTTCAGTTCCACGTACTCGATAAGTATATGGCTGAGCATGGATGGAAATGGACAAATATGCGTCGTCCAGTGCCACCACAGAATGAATTAATGCCAAAAAGAACAATTGCAGCCTTGGCAACAGACCATTTGGTTGCATGTGTTGACGGAGTATTCCAAGACACGCATGACTTCACAGCTGGAGCAGGAGCAAAAAGACAAATCGAAGGATATTACGAACAGGCTTAAGCAAAAAAAAGGGCTCCCTTTTGGGAACCCTTCTTTATGGTATTGTTGGTCAAACCAACCAATCTTTGCAGATTAGTAAGTGTTGATATTGTCAACGTATACGACTCCGTAGAAACGGTTGTTAACCATCTTCTTGGCGTAACGAGTCATGATACCTTTACGAGGTGTAAAGTCGTTCGGGTCATAAATTGTTTGCGTCAATTGAAGAGGGATGTACGGCGCGTAGATATAACCTGCTTCCAAGAAGGTGTTACCCTTGTGTCCTAGAAGAACGATTTGTGCTGGCAAATATGGGTCTTTGTAGACAACATATCTGTTAGCCAAGTTACCGATTTTCTCAACACCCAAGTTGTACTTTTCAGCTTCTGGTGAAGCAGAACCGTCAACGTGGAAGTATTCGAGGTCATCGAAAATAGCACCTGCCTCTGCAGAACATACAATCCAGTTAGCACCACCTCTCAATGTCGCCTTGTGAATTTGAGCTGATAGCTCATTTACACGAGTGATGAGAGTTTGATTCCAATCTTTTTGTGTTCCAAAGAAGTTGGCGTTGTTAGCCAATCCGTTGTAATCCCAACGAGCTTTAAACGGCGCACCGTTAATAAGGTCGATAATGATTTCTCTGTCGATTTCCGCTGCAACGTGCTCAGAAAGAAGAGCTGTAAGCTCAGCTTCTGCATCAATTGAGTGGTAAGCCTCAAGGTCTTGAGCAAGCTCAGGAGTCCAGTGTGCTCTCAACTTTCTAGTAACAGTGTTAACTGTAACAGAAGAGAAACGGATTGTGATTTCAGCCATCTCACTTTTCGCCTCTAGGTCGTTGAAGATTTCGTAAGCTGGAGTGATGGTGAACCTCACGGCTGCGCCGAATTCAGTTCCACCTGAGTTCAAGTTGGCAACTGCGAAGTCAGAACCGTAAACACCTGCTGGACGAAGGTCAAGGACCACATCAGCATTGTTTCCAGCGTACTGGTCTTCTGTCCAAGTTTGAATTTGGCTAAAGAATGGTACTGAGCCACCAGCTGCTACTACAAGCGTGTTCGAAGAACCAGCAGAGTAATAGATTTCCGTAGTAGATGAATAACGTAATGTTGCAGACGATTGCTGCTTCGACACGTCGAATCCAGTGTCCAATGCAAACGTTATATTAGAAAGACCACCTACAAACGAACTACCTGAAATTATTTGAAACGTACCTGTAACAGTTTCACCCGTTCCAAAGGAAAGGTCAAACCCGTGATTGTTGTAAAAACGTTCGTATGCAGTAGTGTCAGCAAAATTAGGCCCTACGTTTTGGTTGGCTGTGTTTTTTGGTGCAGTTTTAGATGCTCCAGCAACTTCGGCAGTTCTACCGATTTCATTGTTAAATGTATTGTCACTATTGTTAAAGGAAACTCTAGCATCCATGTAGAACAGTAGTCCAGATGGAAGTGCGAGTGGTTGTACAGATACAAGCTCATTAGCAAGTAGTCGAGAGAATACCCTTCTTACGATAGGGAAAGCAACTGTGTCGAAACGACCAGCTGATGCATCGAGTGTTACCTCGTTAAGCATCGCCTGTGCTTGATTCTCAAGAAGCTGTGCTACGTTCGATTTCTGTGTACCACGCAAACCTTCCAATAGACCTGAGTCATCCCAGTTCTTCACGATAGCTGTGCGTTGTTCAGCAAGGTTCTTGAATGTTGTCATTCCAACCTTACCACTTCTTAGCAATTCGCTCATTGTGTTGTGTTTTTGTGTTTATTATTAATTAGTTAATTCGTCAGTCAATTATGATTCGCGACGACTGATTCCTGCGAGTTTTTTCATCCTCTTCATCTCAGCACTTTCATGAAGAACTACATGCTCAGACTGGTTCTGCGGTCTCGCAGCTCTCGAAGGAGTTGCTGAAATCTCAGACTTGATGTCTTTTACAGTTAGTTTGTTTTCAGAAATAATACTGTTGTACAGCTTCTTTGCATCATCAGCGTTAGCTGCTTTATCAAAAGACTCTGCGATTTGAAGTTTCTCTTTCTCGGAGAATCCACCATTTGCAAACAATTTGTTAGCGTAAGCAAGTTTGGCGTTAAAAGTCTGCATCTCGTTGAATTGACTTCTGAGTTCAACAAACGACTGATGGAATTTCTTAATTTCACCTTTCTGTTCGTTGACTTTTGCTTTTAAACTCTCGTTTTCCTTATTAAGCTCAGCGATATTCGCCTCATTATGAGCTGTATTCTTGTTTCCCTTTTGGGAAGTAGATTCTTTTACTGCGGCTTTGCGGCTTCTGTTTTTAACAGCAACCTCAGGACCTGCACTTGTGCCAGTACTTCTTTGCACTGAATGGCTGTGTCCCATCATCTTCACTTCGTCGAGTTCATCTTCCTCTTCATCTAAATCAAGAGCGATTTCATATAACTCGTCTTCGTCCTCCATGATATCGTCCATTGTGATATCATCGTCATTCGGACCAACTCTGTCTTTCGCACCAAATCTTCCATCCATACCTAGATATTCATCATCTTCGGCATCCATTTCATCAATGATTTCGAAAATCTCTTCCATGTCAAACTCTTCTGCCACTGGAGGAGCCATTGCTGCCTCTGGCGCATCGTCTACGATGTCGATTTCTCCACCCGCTGCTGGGTCCGCCCCTAACTCTCCTCCGCTTTGAGCAATCAAAGCTTTTATTCCGCTAATGATTTGGTCTTCTGGCTGCCCTTCTCCCATTTCTGGCTCTGGCACAGCTTCTGGTGCTGGTGCTGGTGCTGGTGCTGGTGCCGCCTCAGGAGCCGCCCCCATTTCTGGTGCCAATGGCTCTTGTTCGTCGAGGTAATTCATTTCGTTTTTAATTTGATATGATTCGGCGTCATCTGAGATTTCAAACATCTCATCTGCGTCTTCTTCTGGTGCTGTTACTGTTTCCAAATCTTCGTCGCTTCCCGCATCTACTGATACGTCATCGCCATCGACATTTATTGTTACGGTTACACCTTCACTTACTATTTCTTTGTCCTCTAGAGGAACGTCCTCTTGAATCTCCTCGTTCATAAGCGAAAGAATTCGTTCTTCTACTTTTTCTTCGAGTTGGTTCATGAGTTCAGCCTTAGCTGTGTCCTTCAAAGATTTGAAGTCCAAGAATGCTTTTTCTAATGATGTTTGCTCGTTTTGTGGCATCGTTAATTTGGTTGCTTGTGAATAAATAATTCAGAAAACGTGTTTTACGCTGATTGCCAGAAAGATTTCTGAGAAATAAGTTGTAAACGGTTAAGCTCTCCTATTGATTTAGCTTTTTCTTTAACCCCTTTAAGTGGTCTCATATAACCTTCTTTAAAAAGGTAAGCCCCTGGGGTTGATGGGTTTGATACATAATCAAAAGCGATTAGTTCAAAATCATCTTGCACAATGTCTTGTCCACCCTGAGACTTAACACTTCCTACTCCACGAGAAGAAATTCCTAATTTGAATCCAGTTTTTAGAAGACCCTTCAACGTGTTGCCTGCATCTGTTTCAGCAATTTGCACTCGGCCCCATAATTCTTTTCCTTCCCACCACATCTCAACAACACGGTGTGAAACATTAGCGAGAGATACAACTGCGGAGTTTCCAGTCCAATGGGATTTACCATTACGCATTACAAAGAAATTTCCGTTTTTAACTCTGACACAAGCTACTTTATCAAACGGGTTTTGGATTTGAGAGATTTTTAAAAATCTCTCATCCATGTAAATAAAATCTGTAGTGCTAACATTAAGGATGAATTTAGTTTTACTATTTTTAGCCTCAATCAATCTTGGTTTTAAAATTTCTTCTTTAACCATCTCTACAGCCCCATCTGACATCACCACTTCTTTTTCAAGAACGACTACATCATTTATATATCTATCTACAGGTTGTTCTTGAGTTATATTTCCGTGGAGCCCTATTTTTAACAGCACCTCACTAAAGTCTTTAATCATCTTTTCTGAAGTAGAAAAAATCTTTTTACACACATATCCTTTGTCTTTATGATAAGATGTTTTAGATGTTCCATCTCCCATGTGAAAATTTTCAAAAAGAATAGTCAGCAATTCTGAATTAGCTGCTTTTATATCTTCTGGAATGTATTTTTCAGAACTATTCCCTAAAGGAAATAGATATTGCTTAAGTCGTGCATCGTAAATTTGAAAATCTATTTTCCCATCTCTATAAACACGTTCGTTATACTCTATCCCTAAATCATCAAATATTTTTCTAATTGCCTCAAAATTCTCAGACTTCTTCTGTGTAATTTTAACGAGGTTGTGTTTTGCTTTGCTCCCACACACTCCAGCAGAAGTTCCATCAGCTAGATACAAACCTAAAAAAGCAAACCACGCTTTTGCATTAACAACAAGGTTTTGAGAATATTTATCCTTAAGCTCATTGCTTATGTGTGGTTTAAACTCTTCGATTCCAGGGATTATATAGGAATCGTAATTAATTCCATCCCAATTTCCTTTTTTAGGAATTCTCCACTTTCCGCTTCTATACTCAGACAGCTCAGATGCTGTCTTCTCAAAAGATACCCCATCAGATGTCTCAAGTATAAATCTATGATTTGGAGTAACCATCAAATCAATTCCTTTACCCTTAAAGTGATACATCTTACCACTATAGGGTTCTAAGATTTTTTTATCAATCTTATGAGCCTCAATTTTATTAGTTTCCTGATTTAAAGTATATATAAACTCATCTTCTGCAATATCTATTAGCTTCTTCCAGCCGTTAATGGTTAAAATGCTAGTGTCTAATGAGTTGCAATCAGGATGGTCAAGTTCACCACCAGCCACGTTTTCCTTTACGAGCTCCATGTACTTATCAGCCTCGCGCTTTAAAATTTCGTATGGGTAAATTCGACCGTTTTTATTTAACGTATCTGCTATCTGAAGAATTCCAGACATCACGATAGGCTGATATTTTTTTTCAGCCTCTATAATCATTTCACGGGTTGGAGCATTAAATGTATAGTACTCGGAAATGATATATTTATCTTGGTAATCGGAAATAAGTCCGCTCATAGCATTCTGTGTTTCCCATAAATAGATTGGAAATTCGCAGAATGCAGCCCTTTAGACTTGAGATGCGGTTTTGAATATTTGGAAGTCTCCCTCACCTTGGAAGAAAGCTGAGTCGGCAAACACATTAGCTATGTCTAAGGCAGACTCGTACAACCTTCTGTCTTTCTTAGAATGGAGCGGATAGCTCTCATTTTTGCTGTCGGTGTTTAGTGTGTGGAGATACAACTCTAGAGAGATGTAATTTCTTTTAGAGTTATAATTCAAGTTATCTGGAATATTCCAAATTGTGATATTGTCTTTTGGCTTTGTAAAATAATAATGCTGTTCAAGCTCTTTAGAAGCAGAGCTTTTAAAAGCTCTGTTTATGTTTTTATCAATAAGTCGATGTAACTCTTGATTTGACATGTTGACGTGCTTTGGTGCTGGTTTCGTCCAAAAACTTACTTGAATATAAACCGTAGTTGGGGCATCACGTTTTTCAGTTGCTCCAATCTTTACTTTTACTTTAGAATTATTTAATTCCACTGATGGAACTGCTAACTCTCTTGCGGCTCTTTCAATTACTCTGCTCATTACATAATATAGTAATGAGTTTCTAAAAAATCAAATTTATAATTTCTTAAGCGTCTGGTTTAAGTCTGCTACGTGAAAAATGTACTCGTCACTCACTAAAATTTCAGCCCCAACTTCTCGCATAAGCTTTTCTTTAAACGTCTCAAGCAAAGTGATGTCTTCTCTTAATGTGCACACATCTAGTTTCCTTTGAAGATTTTTTCGAGTTTCCTCTCTAAGTGTTTTTATATAAGTTATTCTCTGCTCTCCTTCTGCAGTGAGAACCTTAAACAACTGTTGCTCGTCTTCATTTAAGTGAGAAAATCTTTCGTTAAAGTTTGATACAGCATTTTTTGTGATGTATTCCCAAGCTTTACCAAGTTTAGGATGAGTTGCTATTTCGTCGCTCTTAGAAGATTCTTCTTTTACTTCTCGTGTAAGATGGGTAATTATTTCACTGTAAGCATTTGCTTCTGACTCAAAATCGTTGAAAGCAGTGTTTGTGTTAGATTCAATTAGTGTGTTAATTGCCTCATACAAACCTCTTTTGTCTTCGCGTGCTGTAACAGTTGATTTATCTGGAGCTCCAAGAAGATTTGTTCTAAGCTTTAAATTCTCAGCAGTAATCTTGTGCCACTTAAGGCTTTTAATTAAAGTTAAATTCTGATTAAGAAACCTCTCAGCAAGACTCTCTTTCTCAAACGGCTTAGCCATCTCAATGTTTTTATAAATAAAATGCTGTCTTTTCAGAGAAGGACTCTTTTTTACAGTTTCCATAAATCGCATAAGAGTGTCACCCTCGTATCCTCTAGATAGTTCGACAGATGCCTTTTTAGCGATTGATTCCTTTAATACTCCGAAGTTTAGTGAAGTCATCTTCATCATTGCGTGTTTTTCATAAATAACTGACAAAAGAGAAAAAGAAAACCCATTGAAGCAATAGGGCTGCTTTGTGGATAAAAATATTGATTTTCGTTAGAATTATAACACACAAATTAAACAAAATCAATACATCACATGGCTAATTATAAACACACTAAATTAAAGGATGGTCGATTTCTTTTGAGTGAAGAATTCACAACAGACACACCCAGGGACATAAAGCCAACGGCGTCGCCTACTCACCATCTTTTTATAATCGACTGTTCAGGTTCGATGTGGAATGAATTATTGGAAATCAGAAAAGACCTATACAACAAAATCTCAACCCTACTAAGAGATACAGATTCGGTCTCAATCATCTGGTTTTCTGGAAAAGGGCAGTACGGCGTACTTGTTGAAGACTTCCAGGTCAAAAGCGACACAAGTCTTAAAAACCTTAAAAAACTTATTGATTCACAACTTACTTCACGTGGACTTACAACATTCTGTGAACCACTACAAGAAGCTCAGGCCCTAATTAACAACGATAGAGAGAGAAATTCAGGCAAGCTTTACTCGCTATTCTTTTTGACAGATGGTTATGACAACGGATGGAGCGAGAGCCAAATTCTAGAATCAGTAAGTGAAATTGCTCCAAACCTGGCTTCGGCTACGATTGTTGAGTACGGTTACTACTGCAACAAAGACTTGTTAAACAAGATGGCTACTGAGGTTGGTGGAGCACACATCTTCGCAGAAGACTTCCAAGACTACGAGCCGTACATGGAAAAGCAGTTTACTCAGAAAATGATGTCAGCGAGAAAGTATGTTACTCTCTCAGAGAACGCCATTGATGGCTTTGCTTACTCGTATGACGACGAAGGAAATGTCATCTCTTACAAAGTAAACTCTGACAACGAAGTTTTCGTTGACCCAGAATCAATCAGCACTGTATCTTACATGACAAGCTCAGCGCCGCGTACTTCGACGGAAATCGATACCGTGGACTATAAACTTGCATCAGGAACCCCAGATGCGTACTCTAACATCTTACAACCGATGTACGCTGGTATGATGGCTTACTCAAGAAGTAACGACTTCAACACAATCTCTGACATGCTTAGAGTAGTGGGTGACGCATATTTCATTGTAAGAAAAGCAAACACTTTTGGTACTCAGAAAATCAACGAGCTTGAAGCTGAGTTGATGGCAACGATGCAAGACCCTGAAAAAATGTTCAGGGATGGATATAACCCAGACTTGGAGCCTGCAGAAGATGCTTATTGTGTCATGGACATGATTGACGACTTAATGACTTCTGAGGACGCTAAATGGTATCCTTCTCAAATGAAGTACAAGCGCATGTCTAGAAAAACTGAGCGCAAAGACGTTTCAGACACGGATAGAGAACAAGTTGACTTACTTCTCTCTGAGAATAAGATTGATGATGCAATGTCTATGTTGCAAAAAATCAAAGACAACAAAATTGGCTTCATCAACGAAGACAAAGACAAAGGCTTCCCAATTACTTCACTCACGTGGAATAACAAAAGAGCAAACCTTTCTGTTCAAGTGACGTATAAAGGCTACGTAAGTCTTCCAACAAACAGTTTTGGTTTACCAGAAAGGTTTGACACGAACATATTTCGTAACTACAACATCATTAAAGACGGAGTGATTCACACATATATCCTTCCAGTATCATTGGATTCGGATACATTCGAAAAACTCCAGGACAACGGACTCCTTAAAGATGAAATCTACAACGCTAATTCTGTTTATGACTTAGACTTTTCAAGTCTTCCAGTTATCAATCAGAAAATGGTTAGAGAAGCATCCGCCGAGGAGTTGTTCAGAAACCATTACGCTCTTACCAAGTTGAAAGCGAGAAACTCAGTATTCAACTACTACAAGAAGTGTTACCTAGACGGTGCATCGAAATCATTCGCTGACACTTATGGTGAAGAAGCTACTGCGTGGTTGAAAGAGATTGGAATTAGTTCTTATGGATTCAACCCTAAAGTAACTTTGACTCCAACAACTGAGGAAGCGATGGTGAATACGATGGAGGTTAAAATCGACAAACTATCTTCTCTTCCTTCCGCTAAGGGAGTTGTTGAGAAGTTTGAGGCAAGCAAGCCGCTTACTGAGAGAGAAGAAATTCTCGAACCACACATCAAGGAGTTTTCTGAATTCTATAAAATGGTTGAATCGATGGATGACACAAAGCGCACAAACATGATTCAAGATTGGATTGACAACAAGTCGGAGTTAATCAGAAAGGAAAAACGTGACCTGGAGAACAGTATTTCTAGAACGAAGTTCTTGACTATTGTCGGAAAGAGCTGGTTCACGGATTTGGAGTCGAGAGACGACAAAGAGCTTACGCTTGAGGTGGACAACCAGGAGCGCAAGTTTATTCTTGAAGACAAGATGTCTGCAATCAAGATTTAAAGTTGAAAAGTTTTAAAATAAAAGGCCTTGCAGAAATGTGAGGCCTTTTTGTTTTTCGCTATATTTGAAAATTAATATTATAAAAATGGACGCAACGAAGCATGCAGAACAAATTCTAGAGATTCTTGAGATAGCTGGAAAAAAAGGGAAGGATAAGACGAAAGTTTTAAATATGTGCCTGAACAATTTCTTCGACCACGTCTCAGGAGAGTTGTTTGAGCAGAAAACGTTCGAAGCTCCAGATGTATTTTACAGACAACTAGAGGAAAATACCGTAAGCATGCTTGATGCTGGCGACGCTGACGATAAGCAAGAGTTTATGAAATCCGTTTCGGCCCTGAGAGTGCTTTTGAATAAGCCAGCGCCGAGGGAAGAGTCTATTGAGGAAGAACTTCAGTAACCTTTCCGTATACTTGTCGAGTCCACCCGTTTGTACCGCCTTTATTATTTCCAATCAAACAACCTTTTTGCGGGTCTAAAGCTTTGACCAGGTTAGGTTTTCTTTTTATAATACTTTTTATAAAAAACTTTAAAATGCTTACTGTCTTCTAATTTATAATTTAAGCAATCGTTCAAATTATCAAAAGTCACTAATTTTCTTTGATTTGTTTTTAGCTTTTCTAAGGCATGCTTTTTATCTCCAAGTGTTTCGAAAATTAGTTTATTTTTATTGTCATAAAAAAACCAATATCGAGCACTGGGGTGAATGTCCATTATTTTTGGCCGTCTCCCTTTCATGGCGTCACTTCTTTTTTTATTACTTTCTTCACTATGTTTTCTTCCAGTGTGAAATCCGCTAATGCTTTTTCTTGATTTAATCCCTTTTTCTGTTTGAAAATACTTCTTTAGCGTATTACTAATTTTACCCTTACATTCATTGGATACTTTTCTCCCTTTTAATGCTTTGCCTACCTTTTTACCTACTTCCTCAGCTGTTATATTGACGTATTTTCTTTTTTTTCCTTTTCTAATTTTAGAAAAAAGAGCCTTTAGCTCTTTCGCTTTCTTCTCTCCATAGTATTCTTCATAAGTTTTACCTTTTTTACCCTCAACAAGAACTAATTTACCACCAGTTCCGCCTTCAGATATATTGTATCCAATTTCCTTGTCAGTCGCTTTATAAAATTTAATCCAATATATTTCCTGCTTATTTAAACACTTTCTGTCGGAACAAACCTCTAGCACTTCCTTTTTAAAATTATCTTTTCCATATTTCTTAATCGCTTTATGAAGAAGTAACCCCGACCCTAAATATTTAGGATTGTCATTTGAGTCTTGCCCTATGTAGATTTTTTTATTTATTACGTTCGTTGTTTTGTAGATTATCATGCATGTATTTTACCTATAAATAAGTAAAAATAACATGTAGTCGTCCTCGTACTTCACAGTGAACAGTGCTGTAAATTTTTACACTCGTAGAAACTTTTTTCTAATAACCACGTATATTAAAATAAAATCATGAAAACATTAATATTTACAATTTTAACAGTACTGCTCTTTATAGGGTGCGAGCTTCTGGTTGAGATTATCGGATACCCTGGAGGAAGTTGGTGAAAGAAATTCAGATAAGTTGAAAGTTGGAATTTCTATAAACAGAGAATATCTAAGTGAGATATACGATAGTATGGACTATATCGAAGAAGGTTTTTAATGAAACTCATAAGCCAAAAAAATAGAGAGAGCTTAGAGTACAGCTTTCATCGATGGAAGAAGGGCGGCGCACAAGAAGAGGGGAGAGTGTGATAATTTGTGTAAAGCCCTCCTCTTACTTTGCAATAGACAATGTCGCCTACTTTTGCATTACTTAGTTCTAATGGAGCCAGGACGTGTTCTTGGTTTGAATGAATCAAAGGAACCATTGAGTTCCCTCGTTCTTTTGTGGTAAACGTTTCACCGTTCTCCAGCCTTTCTATTTTATAGTTTCTTCTCACTAATCATTTTATTTTCTTATCTAAGCTGTATCTTTGTTCTCATGTAGTTATACCTAACTATACGATGATTTTGTCTTTTTGTTTCATTCCCTCGTAAACTTGCTCGTAGAAACTTGCTCTGATTCCATTAATTCTATCGATGGAATATTCATCCATCACCCAGTCGTGAAGATTGTCTGCAAGCTCCTGTCGGTACCCAGGGTCATCGACAACCTGCTTAATGGCGTTATACCACCCCTTTTTGTTGTTCTTAACCAAAATACCCGTCTCGCCGTCTTTAATAGTCTTAGAATAGATTCCGAAATCTTGCGCGATTAGCGCTTTTCTTTTAACACCCGCTTCAATAACTTTCAACTCAGATTTTACTTTGTTGAAAATGTGAGGTCGCTTAACTATTTTTGCCTTCTGGCCCTGACCTACTTGTTGAGTGTAATGGTCTACTAGAGGAGCTAAACAAACATCACAATGGTCGTAATGGGTTGCATATGTTTTTAAAGGTAAAGTCCAGCGTCTCAAATATGGTTTTTCATCCATGTTTGGATACTTTTCATTTTTAATTTTATACAGCCAGTTAAAATACTCCTTGTCCTCTTTTAGAAGCTGGTAGTCTGCTGTAAATATTCTTTCGAATTGCATCCAAATCGTCTCGTGTGGTTGGATAGGTCTTTCGTGCCTGTTCCCATTGTCGTCGATGCTGGTCAGATTACCTCTGGTATCAAATCCACACATTACAATCTGTGTCTTATCCTTCAGCTCTTGGTCCTTATTAAGCATCTCCATTGAGTCACGCAGAAGAAACAAGTCATGTAAGTGAGATGACCCACCAATCCAAGCAACTCTTGTACGGTCAGTAGGGTTTGGAACCGCTTCACTCCTCCACATCTTAGCTTCGGGGTTTACAGCGTTCGGAATCACAACCACATTTTTATTGACCTCTTTGATTTTTTCTGCAAAAATCTCTGTGGTCGTAGTGACCCAATCAACAAGTTTCAAATTGTTCTCTATATGCTTGTCAATTTTTTCAGCTTTCACCAAATCATAAAGAGGGTGAGTTGGAGGCGGACTCCAGAAGTCGTCAATATCCATCACCAGCACAGTCCCTTTGGATTGAAGCTCCGCGAATAGTTTCTCAGATGCTTCAAATGGCCCAAGCTGTCTGTGGAAATGAATTATATCAAATGATGACAGGTAGTTTATATTGGTAAAATCAGGAGTGACATCAATCTTAATTTGGAGCTCCTCTTTGTGGGATTTCCTAAGTTGCTGAGCCATCCAGATTGAGCGAAAATGCCCGACGCCTTGCACATCTGACGGGCAAACTAGCAATTTAATTCTTTTATTCTCCATATGATATCAGTGATTCTATTATTTTATTTTTATCTGCATTATATTCAGATTCCCAAATAGTAAGGTGATTGAATCCAGACTTAATTGCAAGCTTTTTCTTATTATCATCAGCTTTCCAAAGTTCTTTAGCTGTTTTGTTTTTATGAGGATGAATAAAACTAGGTAAATATTTTAAAGGATTACAATGCCAATAGTCTCCATTATATTCTATAAGAAGATTTTTATCAGGGATGTATATGTCGAACTTGAATGATTCTAACGAAAACTGAGATTCAGATTTTATGCTTTTTTCTCTGAGTCTATTTACTATCTCTCTTTCAGCTTTTGATACTGGAGCACATTTTAGCCTTCCTTCTTTTTGACCTTGAATTGCATTTTTACATTACGGAGCGTAAAGCCCACTCATCACGTAGTGTGGGTGGGATGTAAGCGACCTTATCTTAATTATTTTAAATAAATTTTGTTATTTCTTTAAACTTTTGTATTTTTGTACATTAAGAAATATTTTGTCAGGAACTGACAGAAAAAATCAAGGTAAGTTGCCAACACTAGTTGGAGCGTTGACCCTTGAAGCCCATCCCATCGCCTCTGGCGTGGGTGGGTAGTTCACTTAGAGTAATCTTGAACTCGCTTCTGAGCGTACTCAGAATCCGACATCTTCATTACCTCTCCGATAACGATGTTGTCTACATTTTCAAATTCTTCAATTGCCACGTAGCCTCTCTTGGCTTGGGCATCAAGCATTGTAGTCATTCTTTTTTGTGAAAGAATAAATTCGTCTTTCTTTAAGAATACTCCTGGAGATTTATTCGATGCGATAGCAACGGTGAACTTAATCTTGTCTAATCTTCCTGTGTTAGTTATTTTCCAAACTGTTTCCATGTTTTTATTTTATAATTAATAGTCAATTATCCTCTTAATATCAAGGTTGACGATATGCTGTCTTTTCATTCTCATTAAAAACGACGTATCTTTTATCTTTAAATAAATACGTCGCATACTCTGACGACTGACCTAAATACTCCACACGATTATCATTTTCGCCCAGAAGTCTATTTTGAATGGCCTCTGGTGTTTCAACTTTTTTAAACGTATTAATAACGTTCTCTTTCGTCTGTCTCTCATATACTGGCTGAGCAGCTGGAGCAGTTGGTACTTCGGTAGGCACAGTCGGCTCTTGCGCAACACCTAGTCCATCTTTTAAAATGTCTTTCATTACCTTTAGCAAAACAGCCTCCAAATCGACAGATGACTCAATAGATTTTCTGAGGTCGATTTCTGTTGAAGGCTCATCTATATGAGGAGTGCTAGGTGTAGCATAAGGATTTTCTTGATACGAAGGCTTTATCACTTCTGGAGCTTCTTTGTCGTCTGTAAACAGTGCAGTGCCACTTCGGTAATCGTACTTAACAATCCCTATTTGTTCAAACTTAGCGGCGTACACTTTAACATCAGTCTTACCCTCCTGCATCCAAAAGTCGTGAATAGTCTTCAAAGACTCTGGGTCATCCATTGTTCTAAATGGTTTGTTAGCTAACCCTTCGCCACTTACTGCTGCAACATCATTATAGTCAAACACAATTATCTCACCTGGCTCCTGGTTTTGTAATGGCTTGGGAACTTGTGCAGTATTTGCACGAACAGGAGTGTAAGGAACATTTGACACAGCCTCTCCAGCTGTCATCCCTATATCTTCCTGCTCAACGTCTTGCCCTGGTACAGCATTTGAGTCAATAAAATCATCTTCATAAGGAAACTGATTTGGACCACCTTGCACAGGCGGTCTAGTATCCGTTTCTTGAAGCCCATCTTCCTCTTCCTGAACTTCCTCTTGAAGCTCTTCTTGCGGTACGTCTTCAAATACAGACTTCTCAAGCTGCTGTTTGTACATGTGCTTAACTTTTTCTTGAATAGCAAGCACAACCTCCTCCCCAAAGATTCCGTCAAGACCTTCCTCTCTTATGGTGGTAACAATCTTGTGTTTAAGTTCTTCGTTGCTAATTTTTTCAGACATCTATAAAACGTTTCTTCTAAATAGCTTGGAATAATCCATTGATATTGAGAAGAGGGTTGATTACTCTTGATACACATGCCTGATAATAATGTTAAATGAATAAAAACAGAAAAGTACAACGCCAAAAAACATCTCGTGAGATACAAAGCGACTTGGAAAAAATGGGCTTAGAGAGAGATAAGGAAGCTCAGATGGATAGGCTTAATGCAATATCTCATTTTCAAATCAACAAAGATATTAAGCACAAAAACGCTAAGCAAAAGCTTCTGTGCAAAACTATCATGGAAAATGAAATCACATTTGTTGCTGGAGCTGCTGGGACAGGTAAGGCGCAACCACTAACTGAGCCTATATTAACGCCTGGCGGTTTTGTGGAAATCGGAAGCATTCGTCCTGGAGATAAAGTAATTTCGGTTGATGGAACACCTGTAAATGTCAACTCTATTCATCCACAAGGAGAAAAAGATGTCTATAAGGTGTCTTTTTCTGATGGAACGCATACACTATGCTGTGGTGAGCATTTATGGGAAACACAAACAGAAGCTGATAGAAATAATAGAAAAAAAAGGAATGGGGTTGCAATAAGAGAGCCGCTGTCAGGAGCAGTAAAAACTACTTTTGAAATAAAAGAGAGCTTACTGACTAACCGAGGCAGGAAAAACCACTCAATCCCCATCTGCAATCCTATACAGTTTGCAAATAAAGAACTAATAATTAACCCTTATCTAATGGGCTGTTTAATAGGCGACGGGTGCTACAGCCAACATTTTGTCTCGTTTAGCTCTGCGGACGAAGAAATTATTTGTGAGTTTAAGCAAAGCCTCCCTCACCCTGTTAAGATAAGTAAAAAACCTGGAGATAATTATGATTATTACATAACAACTAAGACAAGGTCAAATAAGGCGAATAATTTACTCCTCTTTGAGATGAGGGATTTAGGTTTAATGGGTCAAAAATCTCATGAGAAAATAATTCCTGATAAATATCTCTACTCTTCTGTTGAAGATAGGGTGGAGTTACTAAGGGGTTTAATGGATACAGATGGGCATATCCCTAAAAATGGCTCTTCTATTGAATATTACACCACGTCGCAAATTTTAGCTAGTCAAGTCATGGAGCTAATTAGAAGCCTTGGTGGTATTTCTTCAATTAGAACTAAAAAACCCTTTTTTACAGATAAATTTGGAGAAAAAAAGCAAGGAAAGATATGCTATGTTGTCACTGTTTTATTTGAAACGCTTAACCCTTTTAAGTTATCAAGAAAAGCAGGACTATTTTCTGATAAAAAAAGAATGAAAATAAAATATATTACTGGTGTCGAAAAACAAGGAGAAGAAGAGTGTGTTTGTATTCACATAGACCACCCAAGACATTTATATGTGACAAGAGATTATAATGTTACTCACAACACCTTACTTAGTTTAAAAACTGCTTTAGAATTACTGAAAATTGACAACGAATATAGCCAGATTATACTCACAAAACCAATTGTAGAAGCTGGCGAATCAATAGGGTTCTTACCTGGAGACATAGACTCAAAAATAGACCCCTATATGGACTCATTTTTGGGAAATTTTAAAAAACTTGTAGGCTCAACAAAGACAAAGGACTTCATTCAGAATGACGTTGTTAAATATGTTCCTCTTGCATATCTTCGTGGTGAAACGTTTGAAAATTCAGTAGCAATAATTGATGAAGCGCAGAATACAACAGTAGCTGGGTTAAAGCTTTGGATTTCTCGTAAAGGAGAAAGTTCAAAGCTTATAATTATCGGAGACACAGACCAAACAGACCTTTATCTAAGAAATGGTCAGCGCTCAGGATTAGACGATGCTTTTAATAGGTTTCAAGGCCTTCCAAAAATTGGTTTTATACAATTCACAGAAGATGAAATCGTTCGCTCAGGTATTCTAATAGATGTTATGAAGAGGTATAAACTTGAATTAAAAAGCTAACTCCGCCCCAGCAAGCACAGAAGTAGAGACTAACGGGTATAAGGTAATGTTTGTGAAAATCAGCCTATTTACATGAAAACACAACATGAACATTTTAGGTGCATATGGTTTTGCTGGACAACAGCAACCAGAAAAAGCTGAGAAGGCAAAAACACTTCATGACGGATTAATGAGTCAAGAAGACAGAGTGATGGAACAGAAGGAGAAATCATTTGGAATGGCCCATTCCGTAACAGAGTTACAAGAGAAGAAAAATTACAAAATTCAAACCCTTGACGGGAGAGAACTATTAACATAAACAATCATGAGCGACAAGAAAGACCTTATAAATCCAGAAGAAATTGAGTCTGGTTCTCTAAAGAAGATAACCAAAAAGGTAAAACGAAACAACGACATCGTCGAAAGAAGTGATGAAAAAATTATCACTGATGATGGAAAAGAGCTGTTGACCTAAGTTAATTTGTTCAAACAAAAAAAAGGCAACCCGTAAAGGTTGCCTTTTTTTTGTTTCCATGTAAGAGAGTTCTATCCTGCCGCTGCTGCTCCATAGTCAACTGCGTCAATTGCCTCTCCCCTGCTTGCATCAAGCGTCTGAAT